TATAGCTTCGCAACAACTATTACGAAGACCCCAATAATTAAATAATAAAACTAAGTTTTAAAATGGATAATGGAATTTTAAATAATCTACAGCTTTACAGAGGAAAATGGTTTTCTGATCTTGTTGACGAAAACATGCTTTCTAATGCATTGTTAACTAAACCTCACGAAGTATCTAGCGTAATTTCTTACGTATTTGGTACTAAGGACGATGGATATAGTTCTGCTCTTGACTTCTTAACAGGCGGTCTTGGTAAAACTATGGTAATTGACCAACGTGAATTCAGATGGTCAGTAATGATCGACTCTGACCGTGCAGTTACAATTCGTTCAGCTAAGTGGAATGGTTCTGTAGTAACAGACCCAACAACTCAAGCAGGATTAGGCAATACGCCTATCATGTTATCACTAGAAGATAAATGGTTTGGTCCTGGTGCAATCATCGAATTAGATGATAAAGAATTTCAATTACGTATATCTGGTGCTCCGTACCAAGATGGTAATGAATGGGTCTATACTTGTTTTATTGCTGATAGTCAAGCAACTTCATTTGTACCTGGTAAATATTTACTTTCAGGTTGTCAAGTTTCTCGTTTAGGTTCTGCCTACGAAGAATATTCTGAAGAAGCAGATATCATCAATTATAACACTCATATTAAATTGCATAACCATTTGACTACAGTTCGTTTGTCTTATGATATTACTGGTACTGCTTTTAGTACTGTACTTGCAATTGCATTGAAAGATCCTAAAACAGGTAAGACTTCTTATTTATGGTCTGATTTCCAGGAATGGAAAGCTGCTCGTGAATGGAACAAACGTCAAGAACGTCAATTAGTATATTCTAAATATAATGCTAATGCTGATGGTACGACCGATCTAATGGGAACTAATGGCCGTCCAGTGTATATTGGTGCAGGTCTATTGCAACAAATCGCTCCAGCTAATCGTAGGTATTATACTGAATTGAATGCCGATTTACTAGAAGACTTCTTGTTTGATATGTCTTATAATATGCTAGGAACGAATGAACGTAAGTTTGTTGCTTTCACTGGCGAAATGGGTATGCGTGAATTTGATCGTGTACTGAAAGAAAAAATGGGTGCTTTCAATTTGATTGATAGCAAATTTATTACTGGTTCAGGTCAAGAATTAACTTTAGGTGGTCAGTTTACTACTTATCGTATGACTAACGGTATTGAATTAACCGTTAAACACTTACCAATGTACGATGATATCGTTCATAATCGTAAACTGCATCCAATTACTGGTAAACCAGTTGAATCATATCGTTTTACTTTCTTAGACTTCGGCACAAGGGATGGTGAAGCTAATATCGTTAAGGTTGCTAGAAAAGATAGAGAAATGGTTATGTGGCATACTGGTGGTTCTGTTACCCCTGGGGCTGGATATGGTAAATCTATCAATACCCTACGTTCAAATGCAAAAGATGGTTACTCAGTTCATTTCTTAGGTGAAGTTGGAATCATGGTACGTGATCCACGTGCTTGTGGTGAGTTGATCATGGATGTAATTGACTAATAAAAAACTTATATGCATTGGTTGGTTCTGATGCATATAACATAACTAGATTTCGAGAGTACAAAAGATATCAAATCAAACAAAGTTATAATAAGAATTATAGATACAATATTTTGAATTATTTTTCATTCAATGGGATATAATCAATCTTATCCAATAGGTTGATTGTTTTTAGTATTAATTTTTAATTTTTTATAATTATGGCACTTACTTTAGATGGAACTACTACATTGCCTGCAATGGGAGGTAGTTCATTAGGTTCAGGCGTTGGGCTTGGAGCAGTCGGTGGAGGTATTGCTGGATTAATCCTTGGTGGATTAGTTGGCAATAACGGAAATGGACTTTTTGGCGGAGGTAATAATAATACCAATGCAGCTGAATTTGGATCTTTAAATAATCAAATTCAAACATTACAGGCTCAGATAGATAATACGGCTCTTTCATCTCAAATGAGAGCAGATACTATAGATATTTCTACTAGTATCGGTAATGTCGGAACCCAAATTGGACAATTATCAACAGCGCAAGCAGCTGCTAATTTCACAACACTAGATTCCATTAATGGACTAGGGAGGGACATTACTGCTCAGGCAAATCAAAATGCATTACAGCAATTGAATAGCTTCAACAATATGACTACTACAAACCTTCAAGGTTTTAATAGTTCTGCAATGCAAGTACAAAATGCAACTAATCAAATAATTGCACAAGGAACTGCAAACGCTATGGCAATGGCAAATTGTTGCTGCGAAATAAAGAGTACTATTTTAGCTGATGGTAACGCAACTCGCGCATTGATCAATGATCTTAACGTTCAAAACTTAAGGGATCAATTAACGGCTGCTAACAATAAGATTAGCAATAATGATCAGAATCAATATTTGTTAAGTTCTATCTTAACTCATATTCATCCAACAGTAACTGGGACGACCATAGTCTAATAAAAACTACCTAGGAGGTTTCGGCCTCCCAGGTTAATATATAAAGATATGGCAAGTCCGATAACTGTAGGAACTACAGCAGCTGTAGTGGTCCTAGCAAATTTGTCTAGAGCAAATATTCGTTTTCAGAATACTAGCGCGACACAAACTATCTATCTCAAAAGAGTACCATCTAGTGGGGTTTTTACACCAGTATCTGCTACAGATTATGATGTAAGAATGTTACCAGATTCTGCTACTGGAGAAGGTGGTGAACCATTTGAAACTAACTCAGTTTCTGCATTTCAAGCAGTATCATCTGCTGCTGCAGGAACTCTAGCAATTTATGAAACTGTAATAGTATAAGATCATGGAAGATAACTTTTTTAAAATTAGTTTTGATAAGGTCATGGAGATGATCTTAATCGAAGAGAGACAGAAGATACACAAATTTATATTAGAGACTTTAGGAAAAGCTACTGCCGATATATTTGATACGTATAAACCAACAGAATCAGAGACTCTTAAGTTGTTCTCTGCGGTCTAATCTATATTACGATGGAAGATAATCTACAAAATAATAATACTGCCTTAGAAGCAGCCGTAGAACCTAAAAAGGTGTATCCATTAGTAGAAGAGATGACATTCAGATCTCCTGTAAAGAGTGAAGAAGAAGCATATAGATTATTAATGGCTATACAAACATTGGTTAATGAAGTGGGATCAGTCGAGATTATATCGATGTTCGATTATTTTATAAAAAATCCATCTGCTATAGTGAAGGCTAAGAAGTACTTACCCTATATAAAAATGTTGGTATGAGCAAATTCTTGAATTTAATAGAAAAAGCAGCTCCAATCGTAATCCAATCTAAACCAATGATAGAGATCATAAATATTATAAATGATCATTTAGACGATATGTGTGTTCTTCATCCAGGAGCTCATGACGATCTTATGAATGATATTTATATGATAGCCAATGGTCCGTATTTCGATTTAGACATGGCTACTAAAGCTGTATCCAATATGAGTAATGAAGATGGGACAACTGGTCAAAAGGTTAGCATGGCTGATAGTAATCAAATCGCATCAAGCCTAGGAATATACTTTGATAAGTTTAATCAGTATGACTGGTACTATACAATAAACATGATCTATTCTGATTATGGGGTTGCATTAGGTTCTAATACATCGTTACTAAATGACGTCGCAAAAGCTTTTTTAATGGATAGGGATGCCCCAGCAGGGAAAGCCTATTTGTATTATAAAGCAATGTGTTAAAGTATTTATGTGGGGCAATTGAGTTTGCCCCACATAACAATTAAATAAACTATAAAAACAACTATACTTTTAATTATATTAAAAATGGAAGTGGTATTAAAACATAAGCGTAAAGACGCTTGGGCTGGCGTAATCAAATATAAATCATGTTTCGATTATATTGCACCCGCATTAACTAGATCTGGAAACAGACACACTGGTTTAACCGATGAAGATGCAGTTAGATTAGAGAAAGAACTAAATCTAGGACCAAATACATTGGCTCCGTATAGTAAATATTGGGTTACTTTTATTATTAAAGTAACAAACAAAGAACTATTATTAGATACAAGTAGACCATGGGATGAGTTACAATACTTATTTTTAAAGAACCATCATAGAGTTGCTATTGGATTAAACGATTTAAAGCCAGGAGCTGACTTTGTTCTTATAAATAAAGATTCAGAAGCTCAGGAATCTAATCGTATCAATAAAAGAAAACGTGATGCAATTAAAGAGTTCGATAAAATGTCTTTGGAGGATATGCGTAAATGCTTACGTCTATTTGGATACAAAGCCGATACTATGTCTGCTGAATTAGTAGAAAGTAAGTTATTTGAACAGGTAGAAGGCGCTCCTGAGAAGTTCTTCTCTAAATGGGTTAATAATACCAACAAGAATACAGAGTTTTTAATTGAGGCTGCTATAGCAAAGAATATTATGCGTAAGAATAAAAATGCGTATTTATATGGTACTGATATAATTGGCACATCTTTATCTGATGCAGTATCTTATTTAGACAGTAAATCAAATCAAGATTTAAAAATGACAATTAAAAACGAATTAGAAAATAAATAATATATGACAGTTTCCGAACTACATAAGTATTTTAAAGTTGAGTTAGATAAGTCTACTACAACATCAGTTCCATCATTCCTACCAGAAGAGATTGACTACTTACTTAATAAAGCCTATCTAATTGTTATCAATCAGAAATTTACTGGTGATAATACTCTTAGACAGGGATTCGAACAATCTCAAAAAAGAATATCAGATTTGTCTGGTCTTATAAAGAGTGCATCGAACAATTTAATGAGTTGTACCAACAGTCCTTCTACAGGTGTATGCGCTGCTGATTTTTTATACTTTGTAAGTGGGGATCTGATATATAAAGAATCCCTCACATCTACCAAGTCTACAAAATCAAATGTTATATCTGTTACGCATGAAGAGGCTAAGAATTTTAAGAAAACTAGAACAAATAATCCTATAATAACAAACCCTGCTATGGTCCAAGAGACTGGCAGTTTTGTTATTTATTATGACGAAGATATAGTATTTCCGTTGTCTACAATTATTAATATTCAATATATGACATTTAATTATGACTATATATCTTTCCCAGAACCAATATCAATAAATGATGAGAATTCATACCCAAAGATAGCTGAGCATGTTCATTCGGAAATAGTTACATTAGCAGCTTATCTTGCAATAGAGAATATCGAATCCCCGAGGATTCAGAGTGCTTCGCAACTATTAACAATACAAGAATAAATGACGGCTAGACAAATGCAAGTAGAATTTGAAAGATCTATTCAACTTATAAATCCAGAATACGCTGTATCAAAGAAGATAGATTCAGATACTATATTTTACTTTATCAATGCAGCTATTGATAGATATATTAAACAAAACTATTTATCGATAGATAATACAAGAGGAAGTTTTGAGAATTTAAAAAAAAATACAGACGCTTTTAAGGGTCTTATAATTACAAAAGATCTAGGAACGGTTACTACAAATATATCAAGTAACTATCCAGATGGAAAAAGATATCCGCTACCAATTACAGATGATTCAGCATTTTTTTTATATTTAAGATCATCCAGCAAGGTATATGGAACATATATGGATATAAAAGAAGAGAATGCTACATGGGTACCAAACAAGTTTATAATTCATGACGAGGTTGAAAATATTTTAACTTCATATTTTAATAAGCCCATACTAAGACAACCATGCGTATTATTAGAAGCCTCAATAGATAATATATCATATTTATCTGTATTTACAGATTCTTATACTACTGTTACTGGATGCGAATGTACCTATATAAGGAAGCCAAAAAAAGTAACCGTACAGGGGACTCCTCAGGATTGTGAGTTGTCTGAAAATGTTCATCAAGAAATAGTTGAGTTAGCTGTCAATATATTTATAACAGAAGCTGCATATAGACTTAGTGGACATTCCGATTCAAAACAAAAATAATAGATGAAATATATAGAGTTACAAAAAGCATTTGAATTTGGTATTGGATCAATAGACAAGGTATCTGATAGAAAAATTAGTAGTGATGATATATTTTACTGGATAAATCTTGGAGTAAAAAAGTTTGTTACAGAAAGAGTGGATAGTTCAATCCAAAAAGATGAAGTTCTTACTGAAGATCTAAGTACTCTAGTTACTACAATGCAATTCAAGAGTACTGATAGTCGCTTCAAATTTACTTCTCCAAATAAAACAGTTATAAGTTATAAGGCCGATGGAATAGATCCTCTAACATTATCCGTAATAAAAAATGACTATTGGTATACAGTTGGGGAAAACATATACATAGTATCTACAGACTCTAAATGGCCAAAAGATGCAGCAGGTGCTGCTATCGTAAAAGTAGTAGATGCATTAGAGTGTACTATAGAAAATGTTACTAGTAGACTAAATAATAGTTTATCTGATCATATATTACACAATAATGATGCTAGACCATTAAGAATCTATACCGATAATAAAGTAACTTTATATACTGATGGCAACTATACTATTTCTAGTTATGAATTAGTATATATAAAAAGACCAAATGAAATAATCATAACAGATACGAATGCATTTCTAGATTATACTGATATGCCTGATAGTACTCATGCTGAAATAGTAAAATTAGCAATAGAGTTATATCTACAAAGTTATAGAATAGAAAACCCTTCAAATTCTAAGGGATAATATAGAATTAATCTCAGTTTAGTCTAACGTGGAAATCTTTTAGCGAAAGTAGAGCGACTGGACAAAGTTAAGCTGGATAATCGTTTAACAATAATAAAAATAAAAAATGTTACAAAAACCAAACACAGTATTCGTTGCAAAAAAATTCAACGCCGCTGGATCTAGCTTTATTGCTGGAGATGTAAGAGTAATTGATGCTTCTACTGGAGCAGTAATAGATTTATCTACTACTAACGCAATTACTGCAAATGCTATACAATTAGAATTTAAGAAATTTGACAATACAGTTACAAAATCGGCTGTAATTGGGAAGACGAACATTACTCATATGACTGCTGATGCTGATGGTTCGTATGTTGCTAAAACAGTTGCTTCTTCTACTATTGATTTTACCAATGTTGTTCCAGTTATTGGACATCGTTATGTAATTCGTTGTATCTATAGAGATATCTACGAACATCCAGGACAGTTTACTCATTCTTATGAATATATTGCAAAAACTATTGCCCCTGCTGATCTTGCTATCGCTTTTAATGCAATTATAAATGCAAGTACAAGTGCAAGAGTGACTTCTACAATTGCATTAGATGTTATTACGTTAACTGCAAAAAGTGTTACTGATAATGGATTTGGAACTCAAGGTAAAGAAGCAATTACTCCTTATTCTCAAGTTCAAATGAGGGTAGTTGCCTATACTACTAATCCTGCTTCGCAATTTAATAGTGCAAAAGATGCAATTACTGGATTAGTTATTACCAATATAGAAAGTAAACCAGGAAAAGGTAATCCATATATTGTTAGAGATCGCGAACAGGCAGCTCTTGGTTATAAAGGTATTACATACCGTACTGAGTTCCCAGTCATTAAACCTGAATTAAATGTTGATCTTACTGCAACTTATGATACATTAGTTATTGAATTTAATAAACAATATCAAAGTCCAGATAATCAATATGTTAAATTTACTGATTTGGCCGCTGAAATTTATATTGTTGCTGGAGCTACTGCAAGTGCGGAGACCCTAGGAGACAAAATTAGAGCTTGGATAGCTTAATTATCAAAACAAAATTGGGGCAGTCTTTATTAGGTTGCCCCTTTTTTTTAAAAACTAGATAAAATGAATACAGTAAAAATAATATCAAGTGGTATTCAGCCAGATTTGTCTGAATCATCTTTATGGTTAGATCTAAGTGAAAATCCAAATGGTGGAGTATTAAAAATAAGTAATGGTGCATCATGGGCCCAGGTTGGTTCTGGGGCTACACCAGTTCCAGTAGTATCTAGTGGTGTATTAAACACTTTTGGTGTATCTACTGGTAGTACTGCTAATGCTCAAATAGTTACTATTCCTGAGGCTATAACTGAATATAAACCTGGGATGCAAATTTCATATATTCCAACAGCAGGTAATACTAGTTCTATAGTATCATTTAATGTCAATGGGGTTGGTCCGTTTTTAATCAAAAAGGCTAATATGGTTGGTGGAATAGATGATATAACAGTCATGGCTATCCTTCCTGGAATAATGGCTACATTAATATTTGATGGGTCTAATTTTAGATTACAAAATCCAAATTCGTAATTAAATGAAAAAATATCAAGGAGAGGATATCTCATTCTCGTTAAATTTTAATACATCTACAAATTCTGATATATCTAGTTTTAATGATCTATATAATGTATTAGTATATGCTTATACTAATGAGGATAATGTTGCTAAGTTCTCTAGAGTAATCAAGGATGGTTATGAGTTGTTGGTTGATCCAGATGGACATGGATTGATTCTAAAAGGTGTAATATCTAGTGAATATACAAAAGAGATGAATGGCCAGATAATTCTTGATGTAATGTGTATTAAAACCGTTACAGATGGAGATTTAACTGAGAATATAATACAAAAAGCACTTTCTGGTATATTTATAGTACCAACAGTTATTAAAGCAGAGGCATAATGGATATAGAATTAATAGTATCGCCGGTATATGAAGATATAATAATCCCAGTAACAGTACAAACTACTGATTTTATTATTGATCTTGATACCCAAGTAATAGATTTAAATATAGACGTTGCTATAGGAGGCCAAAATGGATTGCCAGGAAAAGATGGAGAAACACTATGGGAAGAATTTGACTCTGAGATAATTAATAATTCCATTAGATTTGGAAGATTATATAATTACTATGCAATATCAAATCCATTATTCCCACCAATAGGATGGAGAGTTCCTACTTATGAAGACCTATTAGAGTTATATAATTTTTGTGGATACCAACAAGCCGGTAAATTAAAAGACACTAGATCTGATGCATGGTCCGGGAATAGAAGCAATGATACGAATTCTTTAAAACTATCTGTTTTGGGAGCTGGAACTAAATCTGCATCAGCGACTTTAAATAACGGATTCATGCAGTTGTTCACTAGAAGTTATTTTGCATCTACTACTGCTACCGGAGATACATTTTCTAATCTAATAATGATGTCGGATGATAGAGATCTTGGTTTCATAGACATGAATAAGCACGATGGAGTTTCGGTTAGACTTGTAAAGATTAATGGATTAAATACTGGTGATATAACAGATCTAAATGGGAATACATATAATTCAGTTACTATTGGAAATCAAGTTTGGTTGAAACAAAACTGGGCATGCACAAAATATAATGATGGGACATTAATTGGTAGTGACTTTACAAATACTAATGGAGCCGTTGCTGCATTCAATAATGGCGAAACGGCTGTATTTTATTCTGAAGATTTAATAGATTCAACACATATAAAGCCACTCAATAATAAAAGAATATATGCTACAATAATTGATGGATTACCAGAGTATACTAGTCAAATACAATCTGATTATAGTCAGACAAATATAAACAAATTAGACTATATAAAGAATAAGCCAGTAATGCCTTCTTTAACTGGATATGCGACAGAATTATTCGTTACTGGTATAACTGACACAAAAGAGGATAAAGGTGTCGCAAAAGGGCTTATAACAGCTCTAGGACTAGGCACAGTAGCTACTCATAATTATACAGAATTTGCATTAACGTTGACTGACGATGAAAATTATATAACTGATTTAGAGAAGTCAAATTTACATGCCCCTCACAGTGATGATCAAGATCTATCTGGGTTAGTAGTAAAAGAAGGAGGTAAAAGTCTTGTATTAGATACTGAGATAGCTAAAATACATTTATCACATTCTGATGATCAGGATTTAAGTCCTTATCAACTATTATCAGATAAAGGGATTAATAATGGATATACTCCACTAGATTCCGGAGGAAAGGTGGCTCTACAATATTTACCATCTACATTATTAAAATATATCAGTACCTGGGACGTAAATAGTAATATACCTTCCCTATCATCTCCAGATCTAACTAAAGTTAGTAATGTGTATACTGTTATTGGAACTGGAACTAGATTTGGGCTATCTTTTAAACCTGGAGATTGGTTGATTTATAATTCTAATGGGATACCTGAGAAATCAGATAACTCTGATGATGTAGTATCAGTAAATAGCCAAACTGGCATAGTATCTATTACCCCTGATAACTTGGGATTATTGATAGGCAGGGATGTATTAGCGTATAGAACTTTTGGGTCTGCATCAAATAACAATACAAATGATTTTATACTAAATCAAAGTGTATCAGCCCAAGATGGAAGTTTATGGATTAATGGGAAAGGTAAATTTGATGGTGGAGTTGAAATAAATAATAGTTCGTCTGTAGGGTCATCATATACTCATTATCTTTATACTGGTATGACTGAATGGTCTGCCGGTATAGATAATGTAGATGGATCTTATAAATTATCTGCTACAAATGGTTTTAATAATGGTAATATATGGTTTACAATAGGTCATTTTGGTGCTGCAAATTTTGTTTCTACACTTACTGCCTCTAATCTTTCAAATACTAATACTGGTGATGAAACAACTTTAAGTATAAAAACTAAACTAGGAGTTGCTAACACTACCGATTCTGGGTATGTAACTAGTATTGACTGGAATATATTTAATGATAAAGTGTCATTTCCTGGGTTTGGTACTACACATGTATTATCAGCTTATGGTGATCATTTACATACTGGTGTATACCAACCAGTAGGAAATTATTTGACATCATTTACTGAGACTGATCCAATATTTACTGCGTGGAATAAAAGTACAGGTATAACTATAACTAAATCACAAATAACTGATTTTCCGACTATTCCATCTTCACAAGTTCAAACAGATTGGAATGCTACATCTGGAATAGGAGTATTACTAAATAAACCTACTCAGTTATCCCAATTTACAAATAATTTAGGTAATTACGGTAATTGGATAACAGGAATTAATAGTGGAATGGTAACTACTGCATTAGGTTATATACCATATAATTCAACTAATCCATCAGGTTATATTAATTCTCTTTCAGGTGCAGTATTAGTTAATCAATCAACACCACAAACAATAGGTTCAAGTGCAAGTCGATTGGGTAAATTGTGGGCTACAGATGCAGAGTTCTCCAACACCCCAACTATTGCAGGAGTATCTTTAGATTCTAAGTATATCCAAAACAATCCTGCAACCACTCAAAGTGGGAGTATATGGGTGGATGGAAGGATAAGAGGCAATAGAATAGATAATTACGACCCTACATTAACAGCTAGCGATGATATAGCATATTCGATAGGGAAACAATTCGGGAGCGGAACTTCTGGATCTCTTGGTTGGAAAAACAACTCAGGAGTACCTTATATGTATATCGAGACATACGGAGGAGTAACTCCAATCAGTATTCTTGGTAGCAATTTTAATGTCAGCGCATCAGGTTCAGCAACATTTGCATCAACAGTTTATGCTAATAATTTTATCGTTGCAGCTTCATATCTTAATGATTCAAAATTATATTTAGGAGGAATTCCAGGTGTTTCTTGGGGTTATACTATAGATACTTTATCAAGTGGTTTAAATTTTAAATCAGCAAACGGTACATCTAAATTAATTAAATTTGATGATAGTGGGAATATAAACACAGATGGAACAGTTAATGCAACTCAATTTAATGGTTCGGCATTAGGTTTATTAGATGTTTATAATGTCCCAGTTCGTGAAATTGTTCCTTCTGCATTTGTAATAGATTTGTCTAGTGGTGAAGATTTTACTAAAACTCTTGGAACTAATTCAGCATTTACTATATCCAATCCTATTATTAAAAAACCTTTTAGATTAATACTCACAGGTGGAACAATTGCCACTGTAATGTTTACAGGATATACTGTTAATTGGATAGCGTTGGATTTACAAACTGATTATATACCTGCACAAATTAATTATTTATATTGTGAAATTCGTAGTACTAATCAAATATATGTTTTTTGGGGGAGTTAATTATGAATAGACAGTATTATAATGCACAGTTATTAAAGAAGAAACCTTATAGAGGAGATAATAATAGTATTAAATTTATAGGTGTTGAATCAACTTATAATTTATTATCCTTATCAACTACATGTAATAAACCTAATGGTACTATAGATGGAGATTTATTAATTGCTTTTGTACATACTATAAATAGTACTACATTTTGTACTCAACCTAGTGAGTGGTTTATGTTTACAGGATATGATTATTTAGGACATAGATTAAGAGTTTATTGGAAACCTGCATCTTCTGAATTAACTTCCTATAATTTTACATTTCAAGAAAGTGCTGAAAATAGAATAACTATATGTTCATACAGAAATGTAAATATTACTACTCCACAATTAGGTTTTGTAATAAAAGGAAGTTCTACAGGTAATGGTAATAATTCTGTTGTATATACTAGAAAAAATGCTATGTTAGTATTTTCAACACATAAAAATAATAATGATATTGTTAATTGGATTCGTCCACAAGGTTTTGTTAAAGTGTATGATTCTGATTCTAGTTTATCATGTACTGTATCTAATAAGTTATTAAAAAACAATAATGATAATATTAATATTATAAGTACACCTTCAATATCTACAGGTAGTAATATTTGTTTTAGTTTAACACTTAATCCAAAATATCCATAAATAAAAATATAATGACAATATTAAATACAGATATAAGTAAGTTTTCATTTGCAGAGTCAGTTAGTTCTAGTAATGGAAAAACATCTGGAAGTAAGGTAGCTGGGATGTTAGTAGTGTTCTCTGGTTGCTTGAGTTTTATAACTGGATCAATAGCATCTATTGCTAAAGATCCGAATGGAATTGCTCTAGCAGGAATAGCTGCTGGAGTTATAACCGCAGGGTTGGTAATGTTTGGTTATTCTAAAAAAAGAGATACTCTTGGAAAATCAGACGAAGAATCAAGTACTAATATTGATATTAAATGATAATAGTACTTTAACAAATTAATTAAGTTACATAGAAATGGTTCAAAAAAAGGAGGTCGAAGAAAAGAAACGGAAGTATACGAAAAGATCGGAAGATAAAAAATATATTTATATACATGAGGCAGATTATAATAAACAGACAGTTGCGGTTCCTGGTTTAAATTTCTCTCAAATAATTTCTTTATTAGGCCTATTAGCATTGCTTGGAGCTGCTTGGGTAGATCTGAGTGTTAAATTAGAAAGAATAGATGTCAAATATGATCAAAAAACAGAATTCCTTGAAAAAGGGAGAGTAGCAAATGTAAAATCAATCGAACAGAACAGAACAGAAAATAAACAAGAACATCAATTGATGTTAGACAAATTAGATTTGTTATTACAAAGAAGAAAAAATTAATACATGTTAAACAAAACAAAATTGATACTATATATAATTGGGGGCATAATAATTGCCTCCAGTTATTTTGGTATAAAGGTCGCATATAATAAATATGTGGCCATGAAGACAGATATGCAATCTTATAGAAATAATCAAAGAGCATATGAAGATATTATATCTGGTAAAACTTCTGAAAATAGGGTTTTAAAGCTTTCTAATGCGGATTTAAAGCAGTCTAATGATAAGTTAATACAATCTATGGATTCTATTAGAAAGACCTTTAAACACGCTAGTAATAAGCCGGGTGATGTATCTGCGGGTATTAATACAGTTATACACAATACCGTTGGCGCGTTGTTAGTAAATAATGGTCAATGTGTAGTAGATACTACATTAAAACATAATGCTTTTACGTCTTCTAGGGTTATTTTAAAAGATAATCATTTAAATGTCATACTTGATGTAAACAATACTGAGTATTTATACGTTTACACTACAAGTGAGTTTGTAAATGTGTATAAGAATGGATGGGTTAGATTCTGGCATTTTGATTGGCATAAGGAGGATATAGATAGATACGATATAAAGAATACTAATGATTTGATTAAAGTAGGAACCGTAAGGGTAGTTAAAATAAGAGAGTAATGATAATAACAAAAGAAAATCTAATTGACCTTTGTAATGGGAAACTGTCTGTTTCTAAATTAGATCTATTCTATCCCCTTCTATCTAAGTACATGGAAGAGTATGAAATAAATACCAAGAATAGAGAAATAGATTTTATATCTAATTTACTTGTAGAATCTGGTAGATTTGTATATACTAAAGAATTGGCATCTGGAAAGGCATATGAAGGAAGAAAAGATCTTGGGAATACATCAAAAGGGGATGGAGTAAAATACAAAGGTAGAGGATTAATTCAGATTACTGGTAAATTCAATTACGAGAAACTATCTAAAGATTTTAATGTTGATTTAATATCTAAACCAGAATTACTAGAAACTCCTGACTTAGCCGTTAGATCTGCATGTTGGTTCTGGGTCTCTAAAAATTTAAACAGTTTAGCAGATTCAGATCAATTTGAAAAAATATGTATACGTATAAACGGAGGCCACAATGGTTATACTGAAAGAAAGTGGTATCATGATGAATTAAATAAATTAATAGTATAAAAGTATGATAAGTTTCAATTCCCTGAATACAATTATCGATGATATAATACTTGAGACTCGGAACAATTATATATCTGAGAGTGAGTCTTTAAGTAAGGCCCAAGTAGAACAGTGGATAATTCAGTATAGATCTATGCTGATAAAACAAGATATAGATAAAGGAAGAGAAATAAATCCAGACTATATACAAGAGATAAATAACATATCTATAACAGATAAAGATGCATTAGGGAAACCTTTATCTAATTCTGGAATATGGATTGGTAAGACAACTATAGAGATACCAAATGGAATAGATTTTCATTTTGCAGATAGTAAAGTTTCCATTGTAGACCAATACGACAATATTATACAAGTCACATCTGAGGCTAGAGCAAAAATGCAAAGCAAAAGACGATATACTAGTAATGATACTTTGGCATACGAACGAGACGGTTTAATATATTTAACGGGGCAAGGAGGTGTTTCGTCTATAACTATAAAAGGAGTTTTTGAAAATCCTTTAGATCCAGTATTTGGATTAACTGCAGATGATAGGTACCCAATGCCAGCAAACATGATAATTCCTTTAAAAGAATTAATAATAACTAAAGAGATAAATATTGTATCACTATCTGATGATACAAATAATTCAAATAATGATCTTACAAGGACTACATTAACCGCAAGGGATTATAAAAAGATTCAACGTGGTATCAAATAAACATAAGTCATATACGCTGGATGACTACTTTAATTCTTATAAAGAATACACAAGTGGTAATTCAGCGTATATCGTTTCTAAGAAACAGTTTAATGCATTATTAAAAGATTACTTCTCTTTTCTATCTAGAGAGTTAATAGATAACGCAAAAGAAATAAGGTTACCTGCTAGAATGGGAACCTTATCAGTAGTTAAGAAAAAACCTAAAAGATATGATTTTACTTATCTTAGAGTTGATTTTCATAGTACAAAAGAATGTGAAAAAACTATTTTACATTTAAATGAGCATTCCGATGGCTATAATTTTAGATTTTATTGGTGTAAAAAAGATATTTTAATATCAAATAAAAGTATGTACGAGTTAGTAATGTCTAGAGCGAACAAAAGGAAACTAGCTCATATGATAAAAGTAGAACATAAAGATTATATGGAGAAATAATATGGTATATAAAATGATTTCATGCGACCAAGTGATCGCAAAAGTTTTAGCCGATCTAGACATAAGGGAAGAAGCCATAAGGATTTCTGATATGAAGGAATGGTGCTCGGAGGCCGTTGAGAAGATAGGTTCTGTTAAACAATTAAAAAGGAAGGTATCAGGATCTACAGGAACTCCTATTCTCAAGATAGTAGGACATCAGGTTGCACTTCCAACTGATATTCATAGATTAAACAGTGTAGCGTGGTCTAACTCGGGTTCTGGAGGATGGATGCCAATGACGATAGCCACTGGCTCTTTTAGTGTTTGGTCCGATAAGGATATTCAAAATAATGATACAACAAACATGGGTATTGGTAGAAAACCGCAGGATTTAAAATATTCTATAAAGCCAGGTTATATTATGACTAATATACCTGATGGATATCTTAAATTAAGTTATGATGCAATTTATACTGACGAAAATGGGTACCCAATGATTCCAGATATGATGTCTTACATAGAAGCTATATATTGGTATATTACTTTAAAGTTAAAATATCCAGAATATATGGCTGGAAGATTACAAAGGCAAATATACTACGATATGAAAACTTCGTGGAATTTTTATTGTAAACAAGCCTATGGAGACTCACTGATGCCAAATTCTGATGAAATGGAAACAATAAAGAATAATTGGATTAAATTAGTGCCAGATGTATATGCGAATAACAATGCATATGATACGATAGGTGAAGTACAAAACATCAAATCTAATAACAATGGGTACTAATAAATCTCAAATAAATACATTTGGTGCTGGAATGAACCTAGATACCGATAAGAGTCTATTAAAAAGTACTCAATATAGATATGCTGAGAATATCAGAACGGTAACCAATAACAATGCTACTACTGGTTCTATAACCAACATAGAAGGTTCTACTGAGTTACTTAACACTCAGAGTATATTTTCTGCTGGAGAAGAGATCATAGCAACATCTACAATTAGAGATATTGGCGTTGTATTTACTAAATTTCCAAAAGTCGTAGTGGGTACCTTGTCGTATCAGTATATAGATGATAATGATCCAGCAACTATATCTATACCACATATACCACAGCAATCAGTTTATGTAGAGGATTCTAGAGTTACTCCATCGCCTATAGATTTAACTCCTAATTATTTTCACGTGGATACGGTTCATGTAAATAACGAATCTCCAGAAAGAGTTATTTGTGGGTTTAGTGATCTTATTCCTAGGAATATGACTATCAGTATACGAGTTACCTATAATGATAGTACGACAGATGAATTAAGCCCGATTATTGGTCCAGATACCCCTACATATACTACTAACGCCACATTAGATACATTAGTAATAGATTTAACTAAGACGTTCAATACAACGCTTAGTGTGCTTAGTATTGAAGTTCTTTCATTTGAATTTAAAAACAATGGAATACCATGTGATGAAAATGGGGGTGAAAATTGGGATCCAAATGCAGATCCTCTCACTATAAGATATAAGGGAGCTACTCAGTATTTTAGATATGAGTTAACTGGACTTGATTCAGGTCCATCTCTAGTTACTGAGCCAGACATAGTTACATGGCACTATGACATAGTCCCAGAACAGTTAGCGTTCACTTCGAATGTACTTAGTATATCATCTGGTTCTGTTGCAAATACAATAAAAATAACTCTTGAAACTCCTTTAAACACAACTAGAAATGTTACTGGAGTTATATTTAACTCTACTTCTGGAAAGTATAATGGGGTGAAATCTATGACGTTTGTTAATAATACTACATTATACTTTAATGGTAATTATACTGATATAATATTTAACAGAGAGGTTGAAATATTAAGTTTTACAAAGGCTCTAGATGGAAAGATAAATGTAAATGCCCCATCTCATTTAATACCTGCTGGTCAAAACAGACAAGTGTTTATTCAGTCCACAAATGGAGTATATGACACCACTGTTACTGCATCATATGTAGATGCTGATAATTTATATATATATTATGAATTCTCAGATAATATTGAAAAATCATTTAAAATATATAGAGTCACATTTACTAATAATACTACACCAATATTTAAAAATGTAGTCAACCCAAATGGTGTAGACTTTGATATTCCAGAAGACGCACCAATAAGTATAGTTGGTAGATATGAAGATTTTGATAATATTAAAGTATACTGGGCAGATGGGTCTAATTTTACTAGGGTTATAAATATTGCAGAAAGTAATGACTCTAAAAATGCATTAATAGAAAATGAAACTATGTTTGATATAGTTCCATCTTCTAGTCTTCCTGCGCCATCTATTACTTCCATAGGGGCTGGACGATTAAATGCTGGATTAATACAATATTTCTATCAACTATATAGTCCATCTGGAGGAGAAACTGAATTAAGTCCATCTAGTCCAGTAGTCCATTTGACAGAGAGCGAACAGTCTGATTATAGTATTAGTTATCTTGGTACTGGATTAGGAGAGATATATGGAAAACCAACTGGTAAATCTGTTAAAGTGTCTATAGACATACCAACAGGGAGCCAGTTTACAAAATTAAAATTAATATCTTTATACTATTATAATTATTCTGATGTACCGACAATAACTATAGTAAAAGAAACTGATATAACTACATCTGTATTTAACAATAAGGTATTTGTAGAAGATGGTGGCACTAGTGCTCTTGGCGAGTTAACTCAAGCAGAGTTTAATCTTATAGGTGGAAATGTTTTTAAGCCTACATATATAGAAAGTAAAGATAACATACTATTTGCTGCAAATACAACTGAAGATACATGGGATATTCCAATATCTAAATACGATACTAGATCATATCAGTTTAATTCTAGTAAGACCGCTTTATTATATGATTCGGCTGGAGGAACATTGTCATTATCTGTTGATACTTTAAATTTAGTTCCAGAGACACATGATTGTATACATAAAGAAATTTATAGTGAAGATAGATATTCTGATTTACTATATATATATGATAGATATGGTAATTTAGGTGGAACTGGGTTAAATATAGATTATAAGTTTGCTAATACATACTTTATAGAGTCTTATGGAGATTATTATAATAAAAAAAATACTAATGGTGCCTGGGCCTCTGATGGCGATAAGTATATAGATCAAAGGACTGCTAGGATAGGAGATAAAAAACGTAGTATATCTAAATTAACTACAGTTGATAGTTCTGGCGTAACAACAGATATTAATTTAACCGATTTAAATATACCTATTCATAATGGATTTTTAAATTATTCTAATCCATATTTGTCTAACAACTTAACATCATACCAAAGAGATGAGATATATAGATTTGCATGTGTATTCTATGATGCAAAAGGAAGAAAATCTCCTGCTAAATGGATAGCCGATATAAGATTCCCAGCTGGATATATAGAATCATCTAGTTGGAACTCTAGTATATTTGAAACCCCTGCAGAATCAAATTCTACTGTATATTCTAATACTTTTTTAAACGATCAAGAGCTATTGGTAAAACCGCTTGGAGTTAAATTTGTACTTAGAAATTTACCTAGCGATATAAAAAAGGTAGAAATAGTAAGAGCAAAAAGAGATATAAACAATAAGACTATATATGCTCAAGGCGCAATACAGAAGACTGGTACTTATAGAGCGGAATATCAACAAGACCATGATGGCAATGTAGCCAATATAATTGCAGGTGGACTTGTGAATACACTTCGTCCTCATCCAGTACTATCAATGGGGTATGCGTTATCTATTACTGGTATTGGTAGATCGCAGAAAAAGTTACACACTCCATCTGTTAGTACAAATTTACCAGATGCTTGGATAGAAGATTGGCATGATTTTGATGATAACAGATATTATGTTAACAGTGATCTGGGTAGAATATTACCTAATTATACTGATCATGCAATATCTCCATATTTCTATAACAAGAGCGACGTTTTATTTATAAATCCAGAAACGTCTTATTATGGGGTAGATTTTACTGAACAATTAAGGAAAGTATCTGGGGCTATTGATGCAGATATAGTTGATATAATATATCCAGTATCCACTCCTCCTGTTGTTGGCATGGGAATAAATGTTACAGGTAGTTCCTATTTTGGACATCCTGATCATAATAGGTTACAGTTCTATTTAGTTGATGATTCATCTCATAAATATTATCCATCTGCGATGTATTTTGGAGCTGATATAAACAAAAGATTATACACCACTGGAATTACCATAAATGATCATTCGGTATTTATGAGTATGGGCTTAGTTGGCGCTAATTATAGACTAGTATCCAACTCCAGTTCTGCTACGCAATACTTACAAAATGTAGATGCCACTAGAACTGATATTAAATATCCAACTATTGGTTATTTTAATGAACCATTTAAAAGAGCATTTTTATCAATAGGAGGGGTTCTAAGGTATGTTAGCGGATCCACATATTGTTTTAAGAATGGATTTGTATATGATATTACAAATACATCACACGATAAGGCCCTAATAACTATTGATGATGCCAATGACGCAGGAGTTAGTGGAATGACATTTAAATATTTTAATAGGTACTCTGGTACTAAATTAAATACTTCTGACACCATATCATTAGTATACCAAAATAGTAATAGTTTACTTGATTATACTGCATTTACGTATTCTGGATTAAATATCAATAAATCTACCGCCTCTACTCTATTGACTAAAAAGATTAAGTCATTTGAATATTCAGGTGATATTGCGTCTGGCCTTCCAATAGAAAAGATTTCTGGTGCTCAATATGTCAGTTCTGGTGGATCACAGTATCTTAATTGGGCTAAACCCCTTACTACTGGTAATGAGGGAGAACCTAGCCAAAATGACACTATTACTGGTCCTAGTGGAATGACAAAGGTTGGCGGTCCTCATGGGAGCGCTATTATCCTTAATTTAGAAGTTTCAGAACAGTTTCCAACAATTACTGACATAAACCAAACTAGAAAAAAATATACTTCCGGTGCTCTTTATGATGGATATAAGTCGTTAGACCGAATAGGGTCTTCTGCGCTAAGTACATTCATTGTTAACTTGAAGGTGATGAATGACTATATATATGGAGGTTCATCATTAGTAGATAGACAATTTACTGAATATATATCAACTGGAGTATCATTCGACAATACTGGGGCTAGTATAGAAAAACTAGTATTTGGTGGAGACACATTCATAGGTCTTTTTGACTATACACTTGTTATGGCTACTGACCCTTATTGTGATAGTTATGGATCTGATACAAAAGGTAGACACCCTATGATAGAAAATCAAGTAAAACATATAGGAGCCTTAATACCTGTTGAATCATCAATAAACTTACATTTAGTTAACTCTAAATCCTATATCGCGTCTGATAATAATTTTGCAATACAAAGAGAACCTGGAGTCTATTCTCCTGGAGCAAGCCAAGGGAGTGAATGGAAAATTACTCAACAGCTTCCACAGTATTCATATAATTCAGCATATTCGGCTGATATGACTGGTATTGGTTTTGAATCAAAACTATTAGTAACTGAAGATAATAAAATATTCGATTGTAGAGTATGGTATTCTGGGGCAAAAACTAATGACGAAATATACGATAGTTGGTCTAAATTTCAAGTTGCTAATTATATAGATGTAGATACCCAATATGGCGAAATTACAGGTATAAGAAAATTTGATAATAAGCTATTTTTTTGGCAAAAGAATTCATTTGGAGTATTATCTGTAAATGAAAGAGCGTTAATAAAAGATAATAATATAAGCACATTGACTTTAGGGTCTGGTGGTGTATTAAGTAGGTTTGATTACATATCAACATCAAATGGAATGAAAAAAGATATGATATGTGGGATTTCTGATTCTGAGTCTGGATTATATTGGATGGATATAGAAAGAGCTGAAATATGTATTTATGGTTCTTCTATAACTCCATTATCTAAAGCAAAAGGAATACAAACCGTACTTAATAGTAATAAGTCTAATATTTCAAATAAAATTCCTATGATATTTGACAAAAAGTATAATGAGATGATAATAACTTTAAATGGACTTACAGGGGTCGACAATATAAGATAATGTTAAATACTTTAAATTACTCTGAGATTACTCAGTCTTTTATGTCATTCTTATCATCAAAACCATCTTGGTATCTAGACTTTAAAGATAAGTACTACTCTATAGACGCCAATGGGGATATGCTATTACATAATTCAAATATTATATATAATAAATTATCTTCAACTACATATCCTGATAGATCATTTTTTAGATTAGTAGTTAATGAAAATTACCCACTTACAAAAACATTTGATAATGTCGAATATTCTGGGGATAATATTTCTTTAATGGTTCAACTACATAAGTTCTATACGTTAACTCAAAATAGCCTTTCTATAGAAACTTCATCTATAGATATACGAGAGGATTCATACAAATTTGCTATTCCTAGGAATACAACAACTGAATCAGAAACTGTATCAACACCAGTTGTTCCCACATTAATAGGAACCACTAGAGGCGAGATTGGATATGCATATCTTAATACATTGTATATATCTACTGTACTAGGATCTAATGCTATAGCAGCTAATTTATGTAGAAATTATATATCAAGTGGTAATTCAGGTAAACTTCCAACGTTAGGAGATATGAATGCTATCATGTCAAATTCTTCGTTATTGGGGCTAGATAGAAATTTGATATACCTAACCTCTTCCGAAAGAGATATATCGTCTGCATATACATCTACTGGATGGATAAATAAACAAGCATCAAATCAGACTAGAGTTAGACCGATAATATATGTAAACGTCCCAAATGGTCCTAGTGCATATGTTGTTGGTTATGAGATATATTCTGGGTGGGTAATAGGATATATATTTCTTCCAGAAGATTATGGATATACTACTGATTCAAAAAAACTTATATGTGTAGCTAAAGTAGATGTTGGGGTTAATGTTCCATGGTCGTCTTTAGATCCAATAGAGACTACAATCCAAGTTCCTGGTAAATTTGCAGACAGAATGAGAGGAAAGTATCTAATAAGTGATTACTCATTTCAAAACAATAGTGGGAAGATGTTTGTTCTTCCATTTATAGAAACAAAATATAGACATTCAATGATATAATATGAATAAGAAGATGAAAGTGAAGCCTATGTTTGCTTCTAAAAAGAAATTACCTAAATTTGCCGATGGGTTGGTACCAGAGTATTTAAATCAGCAAGCATATGGACTTACTGGCGCCACTCCAACTTCTGGTCCTAATTTAACTCTAGGCGCTAGTAAATTGGCATCTGGTACTGCCACTAGTATAGGGGCTCCTAAACAGACTATAGGCATTTCTAATGCTACTTTAGGTGGAGTCGGTAATATTGCTACTGGTGTTGGAAGTATGCTTAAAAATGATGACGCTAGTTCTGTTGGTAGTTATGCTGGAGATATGTTAAGTTCTGCTGGTCAGGGAGCGTCTATGGGTGCTGCATTGGGTCCTATAGGGGCTGGTGTAGGTGCCGTGGCTGGTGGTATATACGGATTTTTTAACGCTGCTGATGCTCAAAAGAAACAAGAAATGGCGCAAAGAAAAGAAGCCATAAATACTACTTTATCTGCAAATCAAGATGTCTCTGGAAATGTAAATGCTCAATATAATTTAAGAAACTTTGCAAACGATAGAGTCCCTGGTTTAAATAAAGGCACGGTAAGATTTAAGTCTAATCAACAAAATCCTAATCAGCCAAATGCCATGGTTGCTGGTCAAGAAGGCATTATGGATGGACAGACAGGTAGAGTTTCTACAGTGCCTGGACAATATAGTACTACTAATCCAGATGTTATACCTGCTAATTTAACTGAAGGTAGTTCTGTATTTTCAAATAAAAAATCACAAACATTACCAGGAGGGAGAAGTACTCCTGCGGATATAATTGCAAGAACTGAAAAGATGCAAAAGATAAATGATAAAATACTAAATCCGAAAGATGGAGATAGAAAATTAAGTCGATTAGATCAATTGACTGCAAAACTAAATCAAAGTAATATACAGAAACAAGCAAATAATTTGAATAAATTTAACGCCCTTGTAAATCCACAGCAAAGTCAAGGTAATTTACCTGGTTATGATAATGGAATTGTAGATACTGCTACTAATGATAGATTAAATAAACTTGGATCAGAAATAAGTACTACCCAGCCAGTAGATCCAATAACTGGAGAGGTGGTATATACTAAAGTTCCAATTAGAACTGGAGAGACCATGGCGAAAAATGCTGTTCCATATTTAAATGATTTAGCTACAAAAACTTGGGGCGGTAAATATAATTTTGGAACATTAAATGGTTCGTTAGATCAATCTTTGGCTGGTTATTATGCTGGGGAGATAAATAAGCAAGATCCAAAATACAAAGTTGGTAGTTCTACTGGATATCAGGCTGGTAAATATAAAATACCTCTTAGTAAATCTCAAGCTGATAAATATAGGATTGGAGATTCACCTGCTACCGTACTGCAGGAGCAACAAACTACTTCTGCTCCTGCAGTTAATGCGCAAGATGCAAAGACTCAAATTGACCAATCATATATTAATAATATAAAGACAACCCAGGATAAATTAAATCCAAATGCTCCGAGTAAGATAGATTTTAATTCTATTGGAAACAAATTAATGTCATTGGCTCCTATTGCATATAATGCCAGGAACTCAAGTCCTGAGGTAGCCTCTCCAATGTATCAAGATTATATGAACCCTAATCAACGATATAACATAGCTCCAGAGCTTGCAGAGAGTACTAAACAACGTCAAATGTCCAGATATGCTAATGCATCTATAAATACTGGTACAGGAGCTAATATGGCTTATGGAGCAGATGCATATTCTAGAGGTAGTGATCAATTGTCTGGATTAATGGGTAAGGCTCAACTTGCAAATGCTGGATATAGAGAAGATTATGCAAATAGATATAATCAGAACGTTGCAACTAATACCGCAGAGGACAAGAGAATATATGATGTTAACGCTAGAAATAGAGCCGCTGCTAGAACATTTGGATCTAAAAATGCAGAAATGTTAAGCCAATATGCACAAGTAAATCAATTAATGGGTAATCAGAAGAAGGCTGACGTATTAAATAGCAATATATGGCAAGCATATTCTTCTGCAGTTAGTCCAGAGCAAAAAGCATATCTACAATCATTAATAAGTCAATATACTAAATAATAATGGTAAACTTATACGATAGCCCAGCACAGGCTCAATTTATTAATACATATGTGCCTATACAGTTTGATGGTTTATATAAAATGGCCGATAAGGCGCAGAAAGATATGGACACTGGAACTGCCCTTTTAGATAAGTTATCTGAGAATCAATCTCTCGGGTCTTTGTCTGCTGTAGATAATGCTACATGGAAAAGTCAAGTCTCAGATCCAATTCAAAAGGTAGTAGATGAAAACGTTAAAAGTAATTACGACTTGACTAATCCTACTGTATTAGGTAAACTTTCATCTTTAACAAGAAGGATAGCAGGAAGCCCTTTAGCTAAAACCCTTATAAACTCAAGAGACTCGCTTAAACAAGCTGCCACTAAGGTAGATCCTCAATGGGGAGATACCTATGCTGATAAGTTTAAAAGCTATGATTCGTCTAAGAGTGGTGAATATACTGGATCTCCAATGGATTACGTTGGGTGGGAAAAGACTGGAGATCAGTTTACTTCTGATATAACACCTAGATATGTTGGCACTAAAGGAGGTTATAGGGTAATGAAAATAGATCCAAATGATATTAATCAAGTGGTTAATGAGAAATCAAATGAAATAAGTTCTAATCCTCAGGTTAATATGTTAATCGATAAAGACGTCCAAGAAGGAAGAGTGGATATGAGTAAATACTCCACTATCGATCCAACAACTAAACAGCCAGTAGTTAATCCAAATTGGAAAACTTTGTATGCTAAAGATATGATAGCCAAAACAAAGATGGATGCAACTAAAGGGGCTAAATATGAATACGACCAAGCTGCTGCTGATGCTAGAAGAGACACTGAAACTAGATTATATCATGCTCAAACTCTTGCACAAAAACAACAAGTTATTGAGAAGAACAACATTGTTGAGAATTACTTAACTGATAAGATAATTGGTGCAAGTGCAGATAAAGGAAATGATTTTAGGAATGTAGTAACATCTAGGTTAGCAGGAATAAAAGATCCAAACGAAAGATTTAATAGGGCATCTCAGATTTTTGGTCCAGGAGCCGCTTCATTTATGATGTCATCAATGAAGAATGATGATAATTCAAGACAATTGCAGAACCTACAGAGTCAACGTGCTGCAGCTCAAGCCGCAGGAGCCCCTACTAATAATATTGATAAGAGTATAAGTGCATTAAATGCTTCTATAAGTAAGAATAACAACGATATGAACAATTCTATGCCAGCGTTCAATGCTGTTGTTCAGAGAGAGGAGAACCTGGCTAGAGCTGGTAAAAGTAATGTATGGTCTAAAGAACATATTGCTTCACTTAATACTGTTGAAATGCCTTACCAGGTAAGTAATGCTTATTCTGAGGCTAATTATGGCAAAAAGATACAGGTTCTTCCTACTGCTGGTGGCTCACTAGAAGGATTTACTGGGCCGGTATCTAGATTAAAACTCAGAACAAACCACGGAAGTGATGATAGAGGAGATATACTTAATGAAATGACATCAAGAATAAAAGATCCTAATTTTAGAAGGCAAATGGCTCCGGTATTATCTGGATTCATATCAAATGTTGCTAGTGGTAAATACGAGAATAGAGGATTTTCTGTTCCTTCTGGTTCTGCTGTTATTGATGGGAATAAAGCAAATGCTAAATCTGTTTACTATGTACCAGAAGAAGCATTAACACCAAACGAGGCAATGATTCTTAAGAAGCTATACGGATCTCAAGAGATCGTTACAAAAGACAATACATATGATGCAGAAAATGCTATCCAAACTAGTGTTAAAAAGAAATATATACCAATACCATCCTATATGTCTTCAGTAGATTTAAATAACCCTACTTCCAATACAATTGCAAATTCTATATTGGCTCATGATGCTAATGTAAAATTCGGTAAAACAAATGCATCTACTAGTTACAGCAATATACAGTCAGAAGAAGAATAACCAATACCAATAAAAAGTAATAATGAATATAACTAAAGAAGATATTAGAAAAGCCCTAGGTAGTGGTAGTTTGAAATGGTCTGATATTGCAAGTATGCCATCCAGAGACAATAAATCTTATGGAGAACAGGATGCTGACAAAAGAAGTGAAATAGAAAGACAAAAGACCGAAACCGCAGTAGCCCCTTCAAAAGTTGCTGTTAGTGCTCCAGCAAAACCTACTCAGTCTATAGTAAATACTCCAGACAAATTTGATCCAGTAGCAAACTCTACAAGTTCTGAGATAAAGGGTCCTCTTCCACAAGAATCACAATCTGCTGTATCAAAAAGTACTGATCTAATACAGAATCAGTATCCGGCTGATAGATATAATACTCGTAACTTAGCTGGTCAGTCTTTTAAACAATTTGCATCTAGTTTGTATGACAATCAATTATTCAAAATAAATGATAACATTCAAAACAATATAAAACCATTTGTTGATTTATCAAATACATTAAAAGATAATGCAAATAATCCTGATTTATATGAGTTATTAAATACTTATCAGAATAAAAGAACTCAATCCGTACTTTTTGATCCAGTGAAAACCGATGTTAACGATCCAACTTCATTAAGACAACTTGATAATTGGGAAGTACCACAGCATCTAACTGAATTAAATACTAAAGTTGGTCCACAATTAGAAAAATGGTCTAATATTGATGAGAACTCAGATAAAGGATTACCAAAATTGTCAGAGGTAATGGCAGGCAAGAATATTAATAATACTTCTGCTGGAAATAATTGGTATAAAACATCTATAGATAATCTAAATAAAGAATATTCAGACAGTACAGATAACGTAGCTATTACTCAGCAGTCAAAAAATCTAACCATTGCTAATGATGAGGATAAGCCAGATGACATATCTACTGTAAATGAAAATACTCCTCCTATAACAGCGGCCAACATTAGTGTTGATAAGTTGTCTCATGACTCTTTAAATTCTTCTGGAGTTAAACCAGTTAATGATTACTTAATTAAAAACAAGTCTTCAGTTGCTGCCTCTATTGCTAATGCATCTACTCCTGATGCTATTAGTGGTTCGGGTAATCAAAATCAAAAACCAAGTCCTTATGATATAGTTAGTAATTCTAATATATCTATGCCATTCAATTCGAATAAAATATATAATTCCAATATTGGAGATGATACTTTATTTGGATCTATAAGAAAATCATCAGACGTTGTATCTAATTATATAAATAAAGGTGCTAGTGACCAATTAAAAGTTGGTTATGGAGTTCAAAAACCAGAAGGAGTAAAATTTGGTTCTATGTGGTTGGCTCCAGAAGCCAAATTAGGAGCCGAAGGGAAGACTGGAAAGTTAGAGAAGCAAGACTATCCAATTTCTGATTGGGTCAGTCAGAACGTCTCTGAGGGATTAGGACAGGCATTAAGAGGTATTGCTATAGGCACTGAGACAATACCAGATAAATTTGTTGCAACTATATCTGATATATCCAGGATTAGAATGACATCCGCTGCCGCAAATGCTAGAGTAGGATTATTAACCGATCCAGAAGGAAATGCAATTCCAACGTTCCTGGGAGATAAAGAGAATAAGACCCTATCTGATATATATTCAGAAGGTGCTAAACAGAGCAAGGCTAGTACAGTAGAGCATCTTACTAATGTTTCTAAAGCAGAAAGTCAACTTCCTGATACATGGCAAGCTAAAGCAGGAGGAATTGTTCCCCTAGCCGCAGTTACGATTGGAGGTATATTATCTGGCCAACCAGAAGTAGTTGGGGCTGGAGTAACTGCGTCTTTCGTTGGTACTGGATATGCAGATGCATTAAATCTTGCAAACAATTATGAAAAAGAGACAGGGAAACCAATTAGCGATGATACGAAGAGCGCATTAGGAATAGGTACTGCCTTAATATATTCATTGCCTCTTGGAAAATTATCAAGTGGGTTAGGTGGTATAATAAAGAAGACTCCACTAAAAGCAGTTCAAGAGTCTGTATTTAATTTTATTTCAAAAAACCCAGAAGTAGTTTCTGAGGCTGGAAAAGGAGTATTTAAAACATTCGCAGATCAAATGCCTGGTGCGATAAAGTCATTTGCAACAACTGCTGGGAAAGGTGCTCTTCATAGTGTTGCTACAATGGAAGGGATTGGAGTTGCTCAAAATTTATTAAATGAGGCAATTATAGGCAAACATACAGATGCTGAAGGATGGATGGATACATTTAGATCTGGTTTAGAAACTGGATTAATGTTCTCTCTTGCAACAGTACCATTTGCTCATGCATCATATGCCGCTAGATCCGCAATGTTTAAAAGAGCTACTGATTCCAATGGAGACGTATCTTTATCTGTTACGAATGATGGTAGGGCTGTTTACGTTCATCCAAAAACTGGAGAAGACAAAACATTCGGTACTACTGTAGATGGGAAAAGAGTAGAATTAAATGATGATGAAATCAAGAGAACGTTTACAATGACTTCTCAACATTTAAAAGACGAATTAGATTCATATAAGAAAACAAAAACTGTTAATCCAGATATAGAAAAAAATGCTTTAGAAAATAGAGTAAGGACTGCTCTTAGCGGCCTTTCTGTTGATGGTATGATTCCTATTGTACGATCCCCTGAAAAAGGGATGCAGATAGTAACTGGAGAATCAGCCAATGGAAGTGCTTTGGGTGTAAACCTTAGTGGAGAGAAGGACTATATATCAAAAGAAGCCATTCCCGAAAATGCAAAATTTAATGACGTATATAATGAGTTAATGGCTCAGTACGATAAAAATAAAACTACTACAGAGCAAAATAAACCTACAAGTGACACTGCAGTACCTCCAACTCAAATAAGTCCATCAGAGACGCTTACATCGTCTTTTTCGAGTACTATAGAGAGCGAACCATCTGCTCCCATTGCTGTTTCTGGAATAAGTAATGATTCTAGATATCAACCAGACGCATTACATAATAATGCCATGATTCATTTGTCTGATGGCATGTCAAGTGATATGACAAATAGTGTAATAAACGCTGGAGTACTTCGTGATATGCAAATGCACGATAGGATTAAAAAAACTAGCTCATATATAGATGCCTCTAATAATGGAAAGGAAAATGCTACTCTTAAATACCTAGAAAAACTAGCAAAAAATCCTCCAGTAGGTATAGATCCAGAAGATATTAATAATGAATTAAAGTTAGCAAAAAATACATTATCCGTATATAAGGACAAGAGTGTGATGGGTTATGCAAATAGGGCCGGCGGAGTTGGTTCTGAGAATCATAAACTTCTTACTTCTCTTATTATTGACCATGATAATTCTGCTAAACAATTTGACGATGTAAAAAATGAATTACTAACATCTTATAATAAGCAGAAAAATGATTATGCTCCTATATCTGAAATGGCAGATCGTTATGCTGACTATGTAAAACCAGATGTTGTCCCACTTGTATCCCCAGTAGCTCTATTTGATGCATTATCTAATTTTGAATCACTTAAGGATATAAACATACAGAATGATTCTAAAAATGAACATGCAGTTAGAAAGAACAAAATAATAAATTACGAATTATCTAAGAAGAAACAAGAGGCCGCTATTCTTGCTCATAATGAGTTAGCAAACTATGGTATAATAGACAGATCAGAAAAAGATAATGTTTCATTTGATGAATTGTCCAAGCAAATTGATTCTTTGAATCTGCCTAGTATGGATAAAAATGCTATTCAAACATTAGCACTTTCTCACATATCTGATATATCTGGCAAATACGAAAGTACAATGTCCAAGTTGCTTACCAATAAGAAAGTTGGATATACTGGATCAAAAACGATGGATTCAAAACATCATGATATATTCGTTGATAAACTTTTAGATTCGTATAGGGATAGTAGAAAAAAGGAAATAGACTCTGAAAATACAAAGCAAATAGTAGATGACATTAAATTAGAAGGGAATGTCGTTCCCGAGCCAACTGGAGAATACCATAGTAGTTCTGATATAATAACTCCATCTATTGATAATATAAAACCACAAGATACTTTCACCCAAGAAGTTCCTCCAGTGAGTCCTTATGAAGAGTCTCAGATTCCTAAACCTGTTACTGAAGTTACTCCTCCAGTTAATACTGAAAGTCCTACTGGGCCAGAAAAAGTTACTCCTCCTATCCAGGCTGATACTATTGCAAGTGAGGTTAAGGATGAAAAAGGATCTGTTGTAAGCACTGATATTAGTAGTGATGATGAATCTGTAGTGGATGAAGTTTCAGATATAGACAGACTTATAAACCAATTAAATCAGGATTCTATTATTGTCGATCAAAAACCAGATCTACCAGATACTATAAATGAGACTTATGATAATAAAGAAGTTTTAAATGCGGTAGAAAGTTCTGTAGAGTTTAAAAGTATACTTGACAATGAAGACACAGAGGCCTTCAATCAGTTAGTTGAAGAATTACCTGGATTGGTCTCAAGTAATTCTATTAAACATGATAGAATAAGCCACACATTATTCGCTAATGTAGAGATTCCTTCAATAAGAGAGTTTCTAATGGATCCTGTTGCATTTAAATCTGCAGAAGTTAGGATAATAGTAAATAAGCACAATTCCGGAATAGGAGACACGTATTCATTTAAATCCGGTGGTTTATCTATTACTGGTAATGACTTCGTTGGTCCAAATAATTATGATCCGAATGATCAACTTACTTGGGATAATGCCTATATTAAAGTAGAAATAAAATACAAAAAAGGGAAAGAAGTTAGAACAATTGCCTTTAACATGAAGAACCCAGGGGAAAGGGAGCAAGTTGTTGAAAAAAATGGTATGTTAAAGTACTCTTCTGATGAAATTCAATCACTTAGAGATTTTAGGAATTCTATAATTACTGAGCAATTAAAGGTTATAGCAGATAATTCATTACAATTAAGGATGCTTGGCGGTTTAGATAGAGGTATATCTAAATTAGCATTAAATAGGACTTCTGAAGGAAAGGCTATTCAGAGAGGATTGCATGAAGTTGTTGGACTACTAGATGAGCCAGATGTAAATAAGTTAGGGCTTACCAATTTAACATTAGCTTATGGACGTGGTGAAAAAGGTAGTAATCTGGTTGTTTCATTATTTGAAACTATCGGAACTAGTGTAAATGAAAATGCTGGATCTATATTTATTACCAAAACAGAGCCATTTGATGCAAATTCTGAAAGAAAAATAAAAGTAAACAAAAAGAAAGTAAACACTGATCCCGAAATGGCTGATTTAGTATATAAATTAGCAATAGACATGTTTGGCAGCAACGCTAGACAAATAACACTATCTCCATCTGGTAAAGTAATAGAAACAAATACTACGTCTCCTTATGGTTTAACTCCAGCATCGCTATTATATAGGATGGTTGGATTTGGAGATGTGACTAAAATGAGTAGTGATTCTACTAAATCCTTTTTAGAAGATAAACAATTTTATGTTGATAATGGAATATTACACTATGGTACAGAAAAGATTGCGGTAAACACTATTGGCGCAAAACAGAAACTAGAGATATTGGAGTTTATAAATAATAATTTAACCTGGACTATAAATAAAGATGATTTATGGAACAGGGAAAATAATACGGATAATCTAGTATCAGACATATTCCCAGGTATTAAAGCATTTTTCGATAGAAATCCTAATGAAAATTCTGTTGATTTTACAAAACAATTCTCTATAAATAGGAGTGATGTTGGAATAACATGGACTGCATGGTTGATTAAGAATAAAAAATTAACTTCGGATATTGCAGATGGAGTATTTGAACCTCCATATTTGTTTATGACTAATGTAGTTGCAGTATCTAATGGCGCTGAAAAAATAACACCAGTCAATAATGGTGCATATAATACTTCTGTTACTCTGGTAGACAAACCAATAATGGATCCCACTATATTAGGGAAGGAACCTTCTGTTGTGGTAGATAATACTAAATCTGCAAAACAATTAGAGATAGATGCTGCAAAAATTAATTATGAAAATAGATTAAAGTCTAGTCATGGTGGTCAAGGCCCTAAGTTGCTATATGAAAATGCACTTAGAGAAATAGATCTAAAATACAGCAACCCCGAGAAACCAGTGTTGCCAAATGATATAGTTTTACCAAAAATAATTACTACTCCTAGCGCTAAGTCGCTAGACGAATTTGATGATTTTGGTGCAACGAGAATGATTGATGACTCTAAACAAGTAGTTGATTTTATAGACACTGAAAAATCAATTAAGTTCATTAAAAGTAAACTCGGTGATGATTTTGACGTAAAAGTACTTGAAGATGTTATTTCTTTACATAATGGAGAATCTGCAATGGGATTATCATCTGATGGTAAAATAGACCTGTACAAACTAGCAGAAAAGGGTACTGACTTCCATGAGACGTATCACGTAGCTTCATTGTTATTAATACCAAGATCTAGAAGAATGGCTATTTATGATAGTGTAAGAACTTCTAATGAGTCTATGAAGTATGCCACTGATAAGGAAATAGAAGAGTATTTAGCAGAAAAATTTAGAGAGAGAATCCTATCAAATAATGTAGATTCTGAAAATGGTACTACTGTAAATATAGCATTTAGAAAGATTTATAATGCATTTAATGCGTTACGTAATTTCAAAGATAGAGATATTGAAAGATTATACAAAGATATAGAACGTGGAGTATTAAAAGGCGTCAAACCTAGTTACTATAATAAAGAGGCATTTACATCTAAATATGAAGATAACGCTGGAGCTCCACGTAGATTTAAAGAAGCAGGGCTTCAGTCTATTAAGACGGTAGAAGCCAAGGATAAACTAGTTAACAGTTTAACTTACTATTTATTTGAAATAAGCGGAATACAAACTATTGATGATATAAATAAGCTAGACTATCAAGGATTAAAATCCAGTCTATTAGCTTCTGCAGAAAAGATAAAAGATAATCCTGATGAAATTGCAAGATATTCTTTATATAAAGAAGCATACGATAGATTTGACGATTACTTTTTACCCGCCATAAAGGCAGAAGTAAAAAATACTGGCATAACTGAATTTACTCCAAAAGACGATAGTGTTGAAGATGGTATAGTTGGGAGAGAAGTTCAAGAACACGATAAAGCTTCTTATGAGATATCAAAAAGAGATAATATAAGGGCCGAAGTGAAGTTCTTTATTAGGACTATCCCTGAGACTATAATTAAAGATAATAGTGCAGTGGTCGTTAGGGACCCAATATCTAAATTCCCATCATTTGTTGAATTTGAATTAGCATGGAATACCATGATTTATGAACTCCATAAAGAAACTACTCCAGATTCAATGAAAAAGAAAATTGAAACTCTTGCTCATGAAAAGAAAAATCCATTCTTTATAATGTTAGAGAATAGACTTTCTAAAATGGATGATAACTTTATTACTAAGTTCTGGAATACAATGTATAGTCATAGGCATGATTACGTTAATACTGTATATAATTCAAATAGCGCTAAGCCTGATAGCGAGTATAATAGATCAATAAGGAATATATCAAGTAACATAGATAGGGCTACTAGAGTACTGCCTATCTTATGGGGTCAGAATATGATGTCTGGTGGATATCTTTATACTGTTACGGATGATGGTCTTGTATTTAACAAAAGCAATGCTGAGTCTATAATATCTAGATACAAGGAATTATCAAAGTCAATCACAAAGATGTCGTCAACAGAAGATGCTAATAAAGCACTTGACTCATTTATAGATTTACTTAATGCTGCGTCTATAGATGTAGACATGGATACAATGGAGTGGATCATTGGTAATAATTTCCCTGGATTTACAAGATCTAGAGCAGTTTCTATATTAATGAACGACTATAAAGATACTGCCAAAATATTTACTACTATTTTGCCTCAAATTATAAAAGACAATGGAGGTAAAAACAGAGTAAAAATAAACGAATTAACTCCTAAGGTTCTACTTGGTGGAGAAAAATCTATAAATAATTACGCTAAAGTATATGCACAAACACATCCAAATCCACAAGAAGTTATGGTCCCTGGGGCAGATGGATCTAATCTGTATCAAATATCTTCTAGAAATTTCGTTACTGATGTTATTGATAAAATATCTAATAATCCAGAATATCTAAAAAATATGTTAGATGTGCCTATTAATCAGGGGTCTATACTATTAAATCAGATTAAAAATGGAACTTCGAAAGGAATTTCATTCGGTACATTTGTTAAAATATATGAAGAAGGTGTTGCCGACCAAGGTAGGGATTATTTTGACATAAGTCCAATGGAGGATTATGTCATAAAGATGTCTAACTTATTAGATAGCAATATAACACTTCCGGCGATGGCAGATAAAAAGACATATGGCTTTATATTTGGTATTAAAATGCCTGATATGGTATCTTCAGATAAGGGGTCTCAAAAGATGTCTTGGAATGGAAATACCATATCATATCCTAGTGAAGTAATAGATATATTTAATGGGTATTATTTATCTGAGTTTAATTCTATAAAGCAAGCTTGGGCAAAATATAAAGAGGAAAATGGAAATAAAAAAAATCTAATAAATAATTATCATTATGATAATAGTGGTAAATGGGCTGCTGGACATGGAAACGGACTAAGATTTAGATATTTTGATAGTTTGTATATAAATTCTAAAGCGGTTGGTGATGAGTATAATGGATTTGTGGACCTAAATGGCTACATAGATAAAGTAATAGTTACTAGAGGTCCGATCATTGGTAATGATGCAGCTATGGATGAAGCGATACAGAGACTCGATAAGAAGTTCTTTTCTGAATCTTATGAGAATAAGTCTAAAATGATTAGTTCTACTATTACAGCTGCAACCAAATTTGAGATGGACTATGCAGAAGAAATAGGACTTATATCTAGGACTACCTCTGAATATACCGCTACAATGGCACGAGAAGGAGTTAATGTTGGTGATATAGTTAAAAGTACTATGTACGAGAATAAAGCGCTTGACGCCGCATTATATAATAGTAATGTTGCTGACTATATAAAGGCTGGCGTTGCTCCAAAAGATGCTAATATGGTTGCTATAACAAACATATTAGCAAACACTGCTATAAACTCTATAATATCAGAATTTGAAACAGATAAATTAATATCAAAGGACTTAGCCTATTATAAGGGTTCAGATGATAAAACAAAAAGACTTTCTAGTGTTTTGTCTACTGGCACCGCTTTGAGAAATAGTTTTCCAGAAGGGCATCCATTAAATGGTATTACTTCATTCAATGTCGCTGAAATATCTGATAGCATAATAAAAAGTACTGAAATAGATGAAATTAAGAATAAGTCATATGCCGCTCAGATAAATAAATTATTAATCCAGTCTGGTAAATCTAGAATCCCAAATTTAAGCGAACTATATTCTAATCCAGGAATGAAATCAGAATTAGATGCAGTTAGGTCTTCAAACAAAGCCATATTTGATATAGGAGAAAAAATAATAGATAACCAATCTAAAGCTTATGAAAAAGTAAATGTAACTGATGCTACAGTATATATATCACCATATATGTACCGATCTATTATGACTAGGCTTGGAGAAGATTACTTTACTCCTAAAGTTGAAGAAGCATTTAAGTTATTAGAGTCTGACGACTTGTCTTGGATGGATGATGCGGATACATATGAAAAGGTATCTCAATTGGCCTTACACCCATTAAAGATGGTTTATTTTGGCGATTCGTTTGAGAGCGGTTTAAATGTTCCTAAACTGGATAAGATGGCTATGTTCCTTTTGCCTAAGTTTATGGCCACTGGTGATCTAAGGAATCTATACGAAAGAATGAATAATCCTAAAATAGGTCAGCAGAAGATCGATATGGCTCCATTTAGTAGCGCTGTTAAGACTTATAATGACAATCCCATTGCAATATATACTGGAGAAGATGGGTCTGTTATGTCGACTCTAGATGATATTAAGGTGGCACAGCAATCATTTGAATTCTTGAGACATCAATTGCCAACTACCCCCCACGAAGGAGCAACCATGGCCGTGGCTACTCAAGTTCAAAAAGCCGCTATGGGAAATATAATTTCTGATGTAGTATACCCAAATATAACTATAAATGGAAAGAATGATGTAACTGGAACTCAATTAAAACAAGAATGGGTTTCTGCTTTAAATGAATTATCAGACAGAGGGAAAGCTGATATAGAGAAGGAGTTTGGGTTAAAATTTGGTGAAGATGGGAATTATGAATTTAATACAAAGAAAATGTATGACTTCCTGGCTATTGAATCTGAGAATTCTGGTATGCCAAGTGATGTTACAGAAATGTTAGCATCATTTGATCCTGCTAATCCAAAAGACATGCCATTACAGGCATTAGTAGATGGAGCCTTTGTAGAGTCTAAAATACTTTCACATATACTTAAAAGTACTGTAGATGTGAATACTCCAGGAGGCATGTTTATTCAAATGACTCCATTTGGATTAAAATCATTTGATAACACTAACACCCAATACAAAATAAATGGTGGTAATAAACTAAAGTTTTATAATCCTGATGGTAGTATGGATGTAGTGATATCTATTACTATGTTTAAAGATATACTTCCATCTGATCTAAATACCCATAATGCAAAAATACAATGGTTGCTGGATAATAATATTATAGGAGAGAATTCTGCCACTTGTGCTATTGGCTATCGTATTCCAACTCAGGGCTTATCATCTATAATTTCAGCAAAGTTTGTTGATTGTTTACCTGAATTTATGGGAGATACAATAATAATGCCTGACGAATTTACTGCCCTTACTGGTAGTGACTTTGACGTTGATAAATTGTATATATCAAGATATAATTTTGTTAAGTCCGGTGATAAGTTTATCAAGGCCCAAATGGACGACTCAAAAGAAAATAAATTTCAAACAAACTCTGCAAAAGCAATACAAAATAGATTTATTGATGTAATGTTAGCTGTAGTGTCTAATCCAGACAGTATAAATGAGACTAGAATACCTCTAGATGCCGTTACAGATCCAGTTAAATCTGCATTAAAAGAAATAGACAAGTGCAATAAAGATGATATGATTAATATCCCATTTGCAAAATCTAGACTATCTTATGAAAGTAGGAAGAAGATGGAGTATGCTAGTGGCAAAGGTGGTATACCTACATTTGCATTGGCTGGAGTACATCATGTATTAACTCAGATTGCAGGACTTAAATTCAAAGACAATAATGTAGTAAGTAAATTTGGCTTAGAAGATATTGCTAAGATTAATGGTAGTGATGGATTAAGAATTCTTGATTGGTTGTCTGCGATGGTAAATGCGCATGTAGATGTTGCAAAAGATCCATATATCATTAGAATGGGAGTTAATCAAGGGACATATAAGATGACCGCATTATTACTTAGGGCTGGTTACGGAGAAAAGACATTCTTCTTTTTGAGTCAACCATCACTTAAAGATATATATAAAGTTTTGGCTAGAAAGGGCAGCGAATATCTTACTGGAAATAGAAATTCTGATAAGTCTTCTATAGATAAAGAGGTTAATAACATGATCGCTTTTTATAAAAAGAAGGCAAAAGAAACTGCTAAAAGTTCATTTGATCAAAAGAAATTAGAAAATCTATACGAAGAAAATGATAAAGGATTTGTAAAAATACATAATGAAAATGCATTTAACAAGAACACCCTTATAAATAATATGGCAAGAACTAATGTTACTGGCTTCGATCATTATTATGGACAATTAGTAGTACTTGAAACATACAAAGAATTAAGTAAATATGCTAGTGCATTGTCTGAATTAGTAAAATATTCTCAAGTCGATACAAAAAAGGCTGGTAATGCCTTCTCAGCACAAAGACTATTTGCCGATAAGGTAAATGAGATAATGATGGATCCAAATAGTTTGTTCGCAAATGTTGGAGATTTCTTTAATAATACATTTATATATAATAAATTAAATAATAGTGCTGGATTATCTAAAAATTTGAGTCAAGGCGTATTCTTTAGGTCTACTAAATCAGTGGAAATGTCTACGGACAGGATCCTTGATGCAATGGGCAGACGAAACTTAGATAATAGAGATATAATTACTAAGATCAGTAAGTATGTTGATACTAAATTAAAGTCTGACTTTTTTGATAAACTATCTAAAGAAAGGGAGGTTAATGTCCCTAAAATGTTCTTTGGTGAACATACTATGGCAAAAAGATTATTCTCTATTCAACAACGATTTCCAGAAGACGTAAAATCTAATTACTTTTTAAGAGGAATGTCTGCTGAGATATATAGTAGACTTGAAGCAGAAAGACCTGATCAAATTAGGCCTAGGGATAATAATACCAATGAACCTGGGCTAACTGAAAAGCTAAAACAACATTATAGTTCTGCTCTTGATAGTGACAATACTGAAATGTCAGAATTTGCTAAAGATTTCTTACTGTATCAGTTTTACAGTACTGGAGACAATTATGCCTCAAATACCGTTAAGATATCTGAATATGATAGACGTGATACTGGTTATTATAGATTTATTGCTGATAAACTAGATGAGTTAAGTAGTAATGATAATGAGGCATTAACCATACCAGACATAGTAGATATATTTGAAAATAGATGGTATGATGAGGATTTAGTCCCTACGGTTCAGCATTTTGGATATACTCAAGAAGGAAAGGTTTTTATGCCAAAGATAGACTCTACAAAAACAATTAATGGTGTTCAATATCCATTGGCATTCTTTAATACAAATGCATTTCCACTATCTGGATTAGGTAATATAGAAGAGAATAGACCATTTGTTAAGATTCAAATGTTTCCAAAAGAAGATCAACCATTTTATGTATTATATAGATTATATGGTACCTCTAGCGTTGAAGGTCAATCATTCCCAATCCCAATGTATATAGCAATAGATAAAAAAGGTTCTAAAAAGAATGCATTATCTATGATAGAGCATAATGTAAATCATTCTATGGTTAAAAACAATATACTTCCTGAGTCATTCAGTAGTAAGAATAGGATTGGAGCACAAGAGTATGGAGAAGCCGCATCAATGGCCGGTCAATATAATGGACTATATGCTAATGTAAAACCATCTAATATACTTACTTTTGATTTGAAAAACAAAGAAATTATATCAAATATAGAAAGTGTAGTTGAGCCCACTGTAACTGATGTAGTTAATGAGCCAAATAAAGTAGAAGAGACTACATTCACAGTAGAGGATATGCCTAGTGATGGCATTGATAAAAAGCAAATAGAAACTATAAATGAAGGCTTTAAAAGGTCAGGATTAAAAGAAATGACAGAAGAACAATTTAATAGCATGGATAAAGACCTGCTAGAGTCACTTAAAGCCTGTTTTGGCGCATAAAATAATATATATGAAACATTGTGTTAATATACAATCAATTGCGTTTAAAACGCTTGTAAATGAGTCTGAGACACACCCTATAATGCTTGCTGCAAAAATGGGTGTGTGGATGGATAGAAACAATACTGATGAGTGGCCAAATTTAGAGCAACTAAACGAGTTAGGCAATTTAGATATGATAAGTCCAGTTGTCAGTAAATCTGGTTTCTATCCTAGTTTGCCAAATAAAAGTATTGATGACCTATATAATAAGAATTTATCGGTAATGCAAACTGCTGTAAATTCACTAAATAAGGAGTATTATAATAAGTTTATATCAAAGACAAAATTTAATCAATTAACTAGAAAGTATAATAAATTTGACAAATCAAACATAGAAGTATATATTGTAGATAATAAATCTGCAGATTTTATTAATCCTAGTGATGTTTCTGTTAGATTTAGAGTAAAAGAGTCTTCAATTCAATTGGCATATGCCTCCGCAGTAAAGTCTAATAATGAAATTGCCAATACCCCATTTTCTGATTCTGAAAAGATAAGTATGGCTACTGATAAGCCTAAATCTATTATATCTCCAGAACAAACAGAGATAAATTTTGATGCTAAATTAAATTCATCTCAATTGGGAATAGCTAATCCAATGTCAAATTCTACTATAAATGTAGTATCTAATATTGCCGATAGATTTAAAACTAGATTTGGAATTGGATATGAAGTAGTTTCACCAGAAGAAGCAGTTCGTTTATATAATGAAGGGTCTCCAGATAGTAAATACATAAAAGGTAACAATGGATTACTAGGATTCTATGATTCAGAAAAGAATATGTCTTATTTAGTATCAAATAGACTTAGTGCTAAAACTACTATGCACGAAATGTTTGGACATCCATTCTTAAATATGCTTAAGAACAACCCAGATTTAGTACATATATATAATCAGTTAGCATTAGAGGCAGTTGCTCATTCCGATGAACTGTCGGATATAACAAAATTATATAGTAACTATTCGTCTCCTGAAAAATTAGACGAACTAATAAACACTGTGTTAGAGGATAAGTTTACTAGGAAGTTAAAAGAACTAAATAATATATCTACATCTGATGGAAAGTCTAAATCTAGATTTAGCAAATTACTTGATGCTATTAGTAATTATTTCAAACAATTTAGTAAATTCATTAATAAACTTTTCGATAAATCTAATCCAATAGAAGAAATCAGGCCTGATGCTACGATCGATAATCTTGCTGATTACTTGATATATGGAGATGGTAAATTAAACTTAATAGGGGGAGAGCAGGCAATAAGAACTGAGTCTGAAATAAGTAATCTATTATCTCATATCGATGCTAAACGTTTTGATGAGTTTAAACAAAGAAAAATAACACTTAATGAAGCTATTAAATTTAATGATGATTTAACTAGAGAATTAGTAAACCAAAATTTAGTTGATACCGGAATATATGATATAGATTTTACTAGGAAAAACTTACTATCTAAATTATCATATGTAGATTTTGATAATAAATCTATAGAATATTCTAGTGGGAATAAGATGGCCACATTTGAATCTTATAATTTAGGGAATTCACTTTTAATCTCTAATATCTCCATAAAAGACAATACTAAAAATGTAGACATTCCATTTATTCTTAGATCAATAGTTGAGTCTTTAGATAAATCAAATGCCAATGAGATTTTATTAAAAATAGATCCAAGTGATAATTTATACAAAGATATTCTTTCTGCATTTAAAGAAGATTCTATATATACTAAAAATGTCGATGGAGAACGATATGTTGCAATAAGTAAGAATAGCGAAACTATCTCAAATATGGCTTCTTTAGGTAGAAAGTCAAAATTGAGAGAGGCTGCTAAAATAGTAATACCTTCTGCAAAAGAAAAAGAATCTTCATTACCTACTCAGTTAGAAATAGCCACCAGTAATGCTGAGACATTAATGCATAATATAAAAGTAGGATTAAATACAAATTTAAAAATACTTGAAAGGAATAAAAATACAGATGCACATACTTTTAATAGTATGAAAAATCTTATAAATTCTATTGATAATGCAGATGCGGCTACAAGTGCTATCAGTTTCTTGAAATTTGCTGAGTTAGATGTTGCTAAAACTAGTTTAAAATTACTAGACATATCTAATGCAATGAAAAATAATGAGGATATAGCATCTTCTGATGTTATGTTTATTAATAGAGATTTTCTACCATTATACAAAAGCGTAATGGACTCTATTCGTACTATATATGAATCTAGAGATTTTGGAATATTTAATAGTCTACCAAAACACGTTGTAGATGACCTTGTTCATCAAGTATCTGGTATAAATAAGACTATTGACGAAATGAGTAGGACAGTTAAGTCTGTTATAAACTATAATGCAACTAAAATATTTGCTAGTATAGCAGATGAAGCTAAATCTCCTACAATGAAGGAGGTTCTTAAGAAAAGTAATGAGGTCGATAGTGATTTATCATCTATGGGTGTATTCCTTGGTAGTTTGCAAAATAAAAGATCTGAGCACTTGAGGGCTTTGGATAAAATGATTGTAGATATACAGACTAATATAACTAAAATAGTAGCTACTGATGGTACTCTAAATGATTTAGCAAACTCTTTTACTAATATAAAAAGAACTAATCCTATCGCTACTTATAATGAGTTTATGGAGCATGTTGATGGAAAAACTACTGGGTATATTACATCTGATCTATTAAGAGGAAAATTCAATAAAGATATATCTGAATTTAGAAAGGCACTTGCTAAAAAGTACGGACTAACTAGTGATTATGCTACTCCATCTGACGCTAATGATTTTAAACAATACAATGAGGAGTTTGATAAATGGAAATCTGATCATTCAGAAAGAATGTTTTTGCCAGAATACTATAATGCTAAAAAAACTCTATCTTCTGAGGCCTCAGAAGCTCTAAATGACGCAAAACAAAATATGGCTTCGTTTGGATTGGCGTTTAAGAATGCTGATGGAATTATAGATACTAGATTAATGACTCCGGCTGATCTTAACGCATATCATGAACTTAGAATAATTAAGAATAATTTAGCATCTACGGTAAATCTCAATGGAGATGAGAAACTAAAAGGGAGTATTGAGAGGAATATAGCAGATGAAATATCTGATTTCTACAAACGAATAAATAAGGGAATAAATTATAAAACTAAGATAGATCTTTTTAATGAAACATATAAAAATGTTGTGAAAGAGATGTCTCAGGATGATGCAAATACATGGTTTAAAAATAATACTAAAGTTTCATTTACTCAAGAATGGTGGGATAAATTAACATCAATTGAAAAAAATCCACAACTACCAGCATATGATGATTTGTATGAAAGAAGAAAAGCTATATTAAACACTTATAGAAACCCAGATACAATGGAAGTCCCTGCTGCTAGGTTAGAATCCATTGTAAATAGTAATGGTGAGACTTTGGCTAATTTGGTAAAGAAAATTGATCTAGCTTTAAATAGTGCAAGAATTAAATATGGTCAAAAACCGGGATTGCAATTTAAAGATATAGCAAAAATAGAACCTACTGATGAATATAAAAAGGCTTTAAGGGCTGCAGTGCAAGAAGCCTCTATGGGTAATACTAGAGCTGTTGCCGAGTTTGATGAAAGGACTGCATATACAGATGGGAATGGATATAGACAATTATATTCTTTATGGACTAAATTATCTCCAAAAGATCAAAAAGATATATTTAATGAGCCTAATTCTCTATGGTCAGAAATGAGTCCAGATTCAGAGTATATAAATTCAAACTTTGATCCAGATTCGTCAGAAGAAGGTATGATTCCTAAAAGATCTTTATATGACAATAAACATGCATATGATCTAATTCAGAATTCTCCAGCAAAAAAAGATTTTCATGATAAGTTAATAGCTGGATATGCAAAAGCAAATGCTAATTATGATTATATTCAACACCCATCTAAATATAGGTTAGCCCAGATACCTGGAAAGTTTCTAGATAGGGCAATACGTGGAGATAGATTTATGTCTGGATTTGCATCGGCAATGAAAGATAAAGTAAAATGGAAGGCCTACGACAATATGGAAGGAGACTACGATACTAAAGGTGATTATAGGATAGATGGTAGTAAAGTAAGATTTGTTCCTACTAAGTATCGCTCTATGCTAGAAGACAGAGATAGTATCTCTAGAGACGTATTAGGCGCATTTGCTGAGTACTATAAAGCCGCAGTAAATTTTAGAGAAATGTCTAAGCATTCAAATGACATTGATTTATTACTCGAATCCATAAAGAATCTATCCGTAAGAGATACTAGTAAAAAGGAGATAAAGGGTCCAGGACAAAGTAATATATATAACAGGGCTTCTAACTTTGTATCTAATACTGTATATGGAGATCAGATGGCTAATCAATATAATCTAAAGATACTTAGTAATACTAGATCTATATCTATTGCAAAGCCAGTAAGAGATTTCATTAATTATGTAAGAAAGTTAATGCTTTCTGGAAATTTATTCTCTATAGTTGGTAATTTTTCTGCATCTGCGATCAATCTAAAGACCGAAGCTACGTGTGGTATATGGTTGAACAATGGAGGTCTATTAAAGGGCATGAGAGAGCTTACAATGTCTTTACCGAGCCTTATCGCTAGAGACAATGCTTCTTTCTCAAACAATAAACTTATATCCTTTATGAGGGCGTTTGAGGTTACTAAATCTCAACATAGAGACATGCAAAATCTGCATGGATTCTCTCCAGTAAAGAACTTACTTTCTAATTTTCATTACGGTCCATATACTGCTGGGGATTTGGTAGTTAAAGGTCCAATGATGGTTGGAGTTCTTAGTAACTTTAGACCATTTGAAGGTAAATTTTACTCTAGAGAGGAATTCATAACAGAGAGGTTCCCTGGTAAAAGATCTGAAGGAGAATTGATATTCGATTCTATTGAGGGTAATCTATATGATGCATTCAAAGTGGTTGATGGAAACCTTAAAATAGACCCTAAATATGCATCAATAATGAATGAAAAGACATGGAATTATGTTGCAAACATAGTACATGATCTTGGAAGTAAATTAGACGGTACTTTGACTCAGGCTGATAAAGGTAAATTACATACTGATGCATTTGCTTCTGCTTTATTCTTAAATAGAGGGTGGATGCAGGTTGCTGCAGAGCAAAGATTTGCTACTAAGAAATATAATTATAGGAAACAACAAATGGCATCAGGTACTTTAATGACTCCTGGAGCGTCTGCTAAGATTATGATGAGTTTTTTAGCAGAGAAATTGACTGAAATGTCTAAATTTAATTTAACGCATTTAGGTAAAATGAGTCATATGCAAGATAAATACGAAGCAAATGACATATATAACTTCAGAAAAACACTTGGAGATATATCTAAATTAATATTGGTAGCTGCTGCCACATTGTTTGCCAAATCATTTGTAGGAAGTTCTGATGATGATAAAAAAAGATCTATAGAACAGTTTATTTTTACTCTATTAATGCGAACGGAAATGGAGTTAGGATCAAGTATGTCTCCTGCTGATGCATTCGGATTAATACAGTCTCCCACAACAGCTCAAGGGCCTATAACTGAGTTAAAAGAGGTATCTGATGGATTCTTTGATGGTACATTATTTGATCAAGTTCAAGGTGGTAGATATATGTACTATAAGAAATGGCAAAAGTCATTAATTAAATTAACTCCAGGGTATAAAAACTACTTTGAAAACTTTATTAAACCCGATTTAAAGGCACGTGAGTACTTTATGAGTAAGAATATGATTGGAATATATAACTTGACTCAGGGAGTTGCTAACATGTTTGATAGTACGCACGATAATGCTGATAAGATTAAACAATTAGAGAAACAGAAGTTCGAGAATAAAAGTGTCATAGATAAAGGGGAAAATTCATATAAGCCACTTTTCTATCATGAAACTAAGGAAGATAAACTTAGACAGAGAGTCAATGCCAGAAAAAAAGCCAGAGGTTCTAAAATTCTGAATAGAAAAATAAAAATGTTGAATAGAGACAGGAATTCCGGGTTGTGATGGAAGGAGTTGAAAGAGTATAAAAAAAATATATAAACATAGTGCCGGTAGCGAGTTAATCCTCACTGTCGGCATTTTTGTTTTTATTATTTGTTGGCTCTATTCCTATATCTGCAGGATCGTAGAAGTCTAATGAATTTACCATGACTCCTCCCTTAGATTGAATGATATGATTGATAAATCAAAATCATCTTCTATGTAATCTTCTTCAGGTAACACTTCTTTCGTTATGTCTTCCTTTGGATTTCCTTCTTCAAATAGAACTTTGAATAGTTTAGAATCTGCTTTTAGGTTCCAGAATTTGAATATTTTTATCTTTATATCGTACCTTAAATTAAATATTTTATTGTCTAATATTAGGTTTTTACTTGATAAGTATTCATCTTTTATTTTTATTGCATAAGACTTTACAAATACTCCTGATATCCTGTAATGTGATATCATGTCTTGTTTCTTGTCTTTTGTTATTGAGTCTACTTCTATTGTTCTAAACATCGAGGTATCAAATACTAAATGTATGTGATTATCCAAATATGGTTTATTTATGTCGTGATTAAATGCATTCATTAATGCTGTTTCGTATCCTTCTAAATAATTCTCAGCCTTACCTTCCTCTGTTGTTAATGGAAGTAATAGAAATAGTGATAAATTATAATTGTCATTTAATATCATAAAGTAATGATTCTGTACCATCACCTTCGTAATATTCTCTTGTGTAATCCCATAGTCCGCATTTAAAATGCCAATCTATTTCTGATAAGTCTTGTGTTACTTCTGTTGCCTTTTGCATTATGATTGAATCTGGAACACTTAAAACTTTTACTTCATTGCTACCGTTTTCAATGGTCACAATATATGTTTCGTTTGTATATTCCTCGATATCTAAATTAAGTTCGTGTCTAAAATACCAATATATCGCCATCCAATAGAATGCCATTTGCTGCCCATAATCGTATTTCACAAATGAATCTGCGAAATTGCTATTACTAAGTGTCGTTTTTATATCGATTAATTTTATTACTTTCTTTTTGTGGTCAATAATTAGTCTATCCAATAGAGACTTGCATGCTATTTTCACGCCATCTGAATTTGTATATTCCCAATTAATATGGAACTCGTTCTGAGTTATTACCTCAGGCGATTCCTCGTTAGTTAATATTAGTTCGTTTGCTTTTTTGTGTAGCAAAACGTTCTCTTTTGAAATCTTTAATGAATTAAATTGAGACCAGGTCATTGTTTTTTGTCCTGATTTGTTATTTCGTAGCCATTTTATATATGATTTTAATTTTAAAGCCATTTCTAGGGCCGTAGCCTCAATAACTTCTCCAGTCTTTCCAGTTGTGCTATAATTAGATATAAATGCCTCTACGGCCTTTAAAACTACTGTAGGAGCCTTGCTATCAATATAATCCTGGCAAAACTTTTTTTGTTGTGCTGAAGTTGGCGTTACGAAATTCAATGCTTTGTACATTGACTTAAATTCATTTGGTTGTAATAGGAAAGCATGCTTCATTGTTCCATTTTCCATTGCTGGAGATGTCTCATTTGGTATCTTTCCATCTAACTTATCTTTGAAGTATCTTGGGGATATGTGGAACCAATTTAAACTGGATCTTGACACACGCGAATTGTCTTCGTAATAAGGAATTGAAATATCCATTTCTATTTGGTTTAAGTAAAAAAATAAGCACGAGGGTCACGTTATCGTCTTCTGAATTCAAACCCTCGTGCTTTGCTAACCCCTTAGCATATCTTTATGTGGCTAATTTAGTACCGAAGAATTCGAAATATAACTTTTCGATAGTTTCTTTGGTTTTTGCTGCATCTTCTTTTTTCTTTTCAATCTTCAATAATTTGTTAACGTCCAAATCTTCAATGTTTTCAACTAATTTGTTAAATTCATTTTCCGCTTCAATTAACTGGTCTAAACAAAAGTCTGCAGCTGATTCGAATTTGCGTTTAATTGAACGTTCCACGAGTGGTTCTTTCAATTTCTTTGCAATATCTGCTGTCATGTTATAGAATTTCTTAAATAAATTCTCTTTTGTCACCAATGTTGGTTTTGCTGCTTCCATTTTAATAGTCTGTTTTAATTGTAATAAATGTTGTGTAGTCTAATATCTTTATTGGGTTAGCATCGTTTTTTAGTCTCTCGACTTTCTGCTCTAGTTCCTCAAGTATTTTGCTATTCCATATTGATTTAGCAGTGCTTATTTGGCTATATAAATCTTTTACGCAAGTCATAGACTTTGATAACGATATATCTTTTTCCATAATTGTTTCTCTCCAGTCGCATTCCATTTTCTCTTCTATTTGCTCAATTGGTACTATCGAATATGTATCACTAGAACCTAATGCTATATACCAAGTTCTTCCATATGATTTATCTGCATCTCTTGGCGTAAATGTAAATGCTGTTCTATGTTTTGTAAATGTCAAGCATCCATATATTTCTTTTGAATCTTTGTACTTTTTGTGCCAAACTGCTATTTTGCCTGGTTCACCAATTGCTATTATGTGTTTTAAAAATTCTTTTGTTTCTTCTTTCATAATTTTTAATTAAAATTACTGTTGTTACTCACCTCGGTGTTACTCCGATAAGGGGCATAGTCTAAATCCATAGATAATGCCCCTTTCCTGTTCTGTAATGAGTAGACGATTATAGGTCGTCGTCTGTATTTTTATCTTCATTCATATGTATAATATTACTTATAAATGTAGAAAATATCTTCTTTTTTTGTCCCTTGCATGTCATTTTTTTTCGAAAATAATGCGAATTTAACTTCAATGTTTTTTGATTCTGCTTCAGCAAAAATAGTTATTCTCTGGTCTGTATCGTATATGGATCCGGTACCATCTGAGATTACTAATAAATATTGCTTTGTTTTTAGTTTTGGTAGCAATCTGATCTTTTCCAACGTGCAACGACCCATATTGTCGTCACCGCCTTCGGTAATTGCGAATACCTTTTCAGCTAAATCTGTTTTGTTTCTTATTCGTTGTGGAGCGAATTCTCCTTTTGAATACAGATGCGTATTCCAAAAGCTATTTTCTACGCTTATCCCCATTTTTACGCAATCATCATATGTTTTTTCCACTAAGGCATTTCGCCAATTGTGGTAACCACCCATACTTCCTGATCTATCAATAATGGTATGCATAAATCTTTCACTTTCAACTGTCTGTTTCAAATACAATTCTTTGCCTACTATTTTTTTCATAAACAAAGCTTTTGGTTTAATGAATTCCACAACAGATACCTTCTGTAAGTCAGAAATTTTCGACATTTGTCTATGTTTCTTCTTTTTAGAATTTGTAGTACCTTTTAATTTCTTTAACCAGGCCTCAAGTTCTTTATATCCATCCATATTTTTCAATGGATTTTTATCTTCTTGATCTTCATGTTTGTTTGAATTCTCGTCTGCACAAGTACTCTCACTTATTTTTTCTTTCTCTTTCTCAATCTCTTTTTCTGACGGTTTATATTCCATTATGTCTTTATACTGATTGTATATTGCATTAATGGTTTTCTTTAAGATTGATCCCTCCTCATATTTCCCCGATTCAGCCATAATGTCTGATTGCAGTGCTATTTTCTTGAGGATATCCTTGTCTTTTTCATTTTCTTCGTCTTCGAATGCTGATTGAGTTTCGTATCCGTTCAGTTTATTATATACGCTTGGGAGCATTACTGATTCAAATTCAGCGTTTATAGCTTTTGCTTCGTAATACTCCTTTGCACTCACTGGTCCACGCGTCTCTTCGTCAATGGCTTTTTTATATGTTCTTTCTTCTTCTGAAGCTAGTATCTTTTTAACTGATGCTAGCTTATACAGATCTTCATAATCCATATTATATTTTACATCTTGATAGAACGCATGCGCGTTGTTTCCGGCTATCATGACAACTTCTTTTCTAGCATGATTAATAATTCCTCGGATTCTTTTGAAGCATTGCTTGCGAAAGAATCTTTTGATTTAGATGTTACCAATTTGATAATCTCTAAATTTCTTTGAGTGTCAATAAATGAATCGTAATCATTAATTTGTTCGTCTCGTATTGACTTTTTCGTAGCTACGATTTCGTTAAATAATGATCTGTATACATTTATTCCCGTCTTTGTTTTTAGGTAATTGATAACTGGAGTCATCAAATTGTTTGTAATCTTTTCTGAATAAGTCTTCGTCTTGATTACTTCCAGGTTTTTGATGTATTTTGACATCTCAAGAATCTTTCTTGGTGAAAGATCTTTCATTTCTGCAATTGTATCAACCATTGCAGCTAATTTATCTTCTCCAAAGTCCGGGTAGCGATTCAAAATCAAACTTGCTGAATTCAGTTTGTCAATTTTGTATTGGAATGGATAAGATACTGCAAATCTTTGAGTTAATGCCTCTGTTGAGTCATCTTCAATTACTTCTTCATACGTCTTGTTTGTCAATCCGATAATTATTTTTGTCTTAATCGGGAAACGCTGATTGCCATTTCTGATCTCTTTAGATGTCAAAGTATCCTTTAGTGCGGCCAACACTTGCGGATTTGCATCAAAGATTTCTTCAAAGATCACGATTTCTTTATTTGCGAACGAATTTTCGCAATTGTATTCGATTGAGCCGGTATCGGTCATCTTTTTAATATTTATGCCACCGAATAAATCTTCTACTGTTGTAGCTTCTGAAAGTGATTTAATAAATACACGATCTTTTAATTCTGCACAAGAAAATAATTCGTCACAAACTTCTGATTTACCAAATCCGCCTTTACCGTATAATATGAGATTCATATTATTTGCCAATGCATTTTTGATAACCTGAGAAGGTCCTGACATGTTAATAAATTTCTTGCTGATAATTTCGTAAATCTTATCAGAGTTTTTATATTCCTCTAATAAAATATCTCCAAACTCAGCAATTATGCTTTTCTTCACTTTACGGAATTTTCGTCCGTCAATTTCTTCGTCAATCCAGGCTCCTTCTGATATATATGCGCTGTCGTTCTGAATAACGAAATCAAATGTTTCTTTATCGATTACGATAAATTTACTCGTCTTGATTCCGAAATGTTTTTCAGTCTCCATTGGACTAATCAGATAATTTTCACTGTTTGTTTTTATATTCATTTTGATATGTTTTGTTTTTGATTAACAGGGTAACTCCTTCTGCTAATGACGTTAATAATAGTGATAGCTATTTGAACTTATGTTCAATTTGTTGCCTAGGTGGGAATCGAACCCATGTCACAACCTAATAATGAATCGTTGACTGACTTCACTGTAGTGAGAATATGTTTCCCTCTTATTATTAAGTTTGTTCTGCCTGCTGAACTTCCTAGGCATCCTTTAATTAACCATTGAGTCAAAGATCTGTAATGCTTTTGCATATCCCAGTCCTTTAACTAAATCGCTAACGTCTTTTGTTTTATATTTTTTGTTTATAAAGATTGCATTTATATTATATGTTTTGGATATTTTCCTTGCATATTCCACACCGGCTTTGTCTCTGTCATAAAAAATAAGTATTCTTTTGAACCTCTTTTTTAGGTTATTCATTACGATTTCTGGGATTGTAATGCTCTCACTCGAAGGAGCTACTGCGTCATATCCCATTTCACTTAATACCATAACATCCTTTAACGATTTAGTTATTATGAGCAATTCTCCATTTTCTGGTAGCTGCTCAAACCCCTGTATGTCCAGGGCGTTTAAATTCCCTCTCCATTTAATCGTTTTAGGCCCAAGAGGATTATATATTTTAAATTTATTAAACACTTTGTAACAATACAAAGGGCTTTCTGTCTTGTATACTCCTTTTACTATCCCATTTATCACAAACTTAGAAATTGCACTAACTTTGTATATCCTAAGAGTTTCTTTAGATATTCCAAAGCTATTCCAAAATTTAATGTCAGTAAGATTTAGTGGCTTTCTGACTACGTTTATAATTGTGTCCTTAATTAATCTTCGTTTGTTTTCTGATGATAACATTACTTTTAAGTTGCCTATATTCATGTCATCTGAAATTGTCTTCAAAGTCTCTTCGTACGTTTGCAGCTTTTTAAGTTGTTTAACAAATTTAAATACGTTTCCACAATCATCGCTTGCTAGGTCTTTGTACAATAGATCTCCCGTTTTTCTACTCACAAAAACTCCAAATGAGGGATTCTTGTCTTCTCTTAGTGGACTATTGTAAATGTAGCCTATTTTAAAATCACCAATATATTTTGAAAAAATATCATATTCTGTTACTTTTTCTAGTATACTTTCCATGGTTAATTTTGGTTTTGCGACTCTATCTAGGACAGTATTTGTACTATACATATAATTTGCATTACGACTTAGAAAGGCAACGTAGATGCTTTTGCAGCTACTACTGGAGTTCCGAATGTTGTTGTGGCAGAGTCTGTTGGGACCTCTTTGTCTCCTATTTCTGGTCGTGTAAATACATCAATATTCAAAGGTTTGATTTTCGATTTATCAGCCGGAATATCCATGCTTTCAATAAATGTGTATTTGGCATATTTGGGTAATGATGTGTACCCTGTTGCTCCGTAAATAACTTTTACTCTTAGTAATTTGGCTTTGTCTACTGCATCCATCAGGGATTTAACCCATGAATACAATTCGTCGAATTCACTAAAAGTATAATTTTGTAATGTTTCTTTTTCGTAGAAAGCACCCATAATTTGCAATATTCTTGCAACTTGGTTGTTTGCTTTTGTGGCAAACTCATCATCTGTGTCTTCTGTTCTTTTATTTGGTTCCCATTCTGTATGGGTTAACTTTGCTCCGTTTTTTACAAATTCGAACTCAAGGAATAAATTACCCCCTGTTGAGCGTTCTTTTCTTACGTTAACAAAACTTACATTTTCGTGAATACCTCCTTCCAAGAAGGCAATGTCTTTTTTCTCAACGTTATAAGCGTTCTGTGTACTGAATATCATAATTGTATCTTTCTATTAATCATTAGTTGGCAAATATACTTTATCCCAATAGGTTGTAATAACATTATCCTTGTCAGAATCTGCTATTACTATTTTCTTTCCTCTTAGGTGCGGTGCTCTTGCTTCTCTAACTGAATTTACTCCTCCTTCAAATGAAATTATAGTCTCATTTGTTTTTCTATATACATACCCCACTGCGTCTGCTTCTCCGCAAACTATATCTCCAAGCTTTCCAACCAAATCTATTTGCATCTCAGATAATTCTTGCCCCTCTTTAGTTATTAGACTATCTTTTGTATGCCCTATCAGAATAAAATGGTCTGTTAGGCTTCTAAAGTTGTCTATTACTGTTTTCACAGCTTCTCTTAAGTACAAATATCCTGCTCCTTTATCCAATGTTCTCACATCAGTTCCAGTCCAGTTTTTTGCTATTGGGTTTTGTCTATATAGACTAGCGGCATATGGTAAACACATGTCCTCTAATCTTGTAGCATTATCTATTGCAATGTAATTATATGGTTTTGTCCCTGTTTCTGCAATTTTTGCTTTTATTGCTGTGGCTATTTCTCCAAGATCTGCTACACTTCTGGCTTGAACGGCCATTGCTTCTAAAAATTCAGATCCACCTTCTAAATCTACGATTAAGCAGTTTTCTAAAGTGGACAATAATGTTGTTTTTCCAGTTTTTGGCTTTCCAAACAAGACTAAGAATCTTGGATTTAATATTTTTGGTATGTTCTTTATTGTTGGTAGTATAACCATTTTACTGTTTCTTTGTTAAAGTAACAGATGGTTTTTTATTTGATAGAATTGATATGTTTTGATAAGTATTTGTTTTTCCATCTGCATGTTTGGGTTATGCAAATATGTTTTCGATAGTAATAGTATATTCAGTTACGTACTGAGGCTTTCTAATACTATAGAATGTTGGGTATTTAATTGCCTTTGGGACGATTGTGTAACCAACTTTTGTACAAGAAGCAAATTCTTCTACATCGGTGATATTTCCACAAAGTGGGCAGCTTGAATGTGACGAGTAAATATCAAATTCCTTTTTGGCCGGTTTGTGATTTTGGGCAAATAAAGCCAGGTGTTTTAGTGCGCCTGAAGTTTCTGTCATTAAATCGTAATTTGGCATGTTGTGACCATCTTTCAAATAGTCTAAATCTTCAATCCAATTTACATCGTGTGTTTTACTAGTACCAAAAGTCAAATGGCTTCCTGCTGGAGCGTAATCAACACCTTTAATATCTCTTCCAAGAATATTTTTAAATGGTGTATCAATTCCGGCTACTGTTAACCATGGGCAAGCTGCAATTACTGTTTCTACAAATGCTGTTTTTTTCAAACCGAATTTGTCTTGCTTGTTTGTTGGTAATGTTACTGTAAAATTATATCGATTATTCATCTTGTTTCTTTTTAAATTTTTATTTCTAACTGTTGTTGGGGCCTTTCAGTTTCTTCTTCTTCCGGTTCTTTTAGATTGTTGTATTTCAAGTCGTTGATAAATTTCAATATCTTGAGATCTCCTTCTCTATTTTTTAAAAAATGTAAGTATACACAATCTTTTACGGGAAGATTGTTGTAACCATAGGATAATAATCCTAGGACTTCAGGTCTGTGTATAACTATAACATAATCCGAACCTTGAAAAACAGCGTCGCTTGATGATAAGTCGCTGCGCTGAGGGTAATGCAATGAACTATTGTTTAACCTTTCTGGTGATTCAATATTTCTATTCATTTGCGATATTTGTATGATAGAGGTTTTTCCAACTTTTTTAGCCCCTATTAATTCTTTTTCTAAATCCACAATAATTTCTCTTTCTCCGCCAGTACCACTTCCTCTAATTAACAAGGTGTGATCTATAATGACTACTAGCCATTTCCCTTTAGCAAGAGTATCTTGAAAGAATTTTATCGTTGTTGCTATTTCTGCTACATTTCCTGGCGAATCTACATAATAAATTGGATAACTCATTATTGTTTTTGCCTCTTTCTGTATTCCCTCATACTCTTCGTCCGTTATTAAGCCTTTTTCTGAGGCGCTATATAACTCTGATGTAGTTTTCTTTAGCTTGTACGATAGTTTCCTACCTACTTGCCTGCTTGATAGCATTTCGAACGAGAATGATAGTATAACTATATTTTCGTGTGGATTTAAATCAATAAGATCAGTTTCTAATGTATTGACAAATGATGACTTTCCAGATCCAGATACGCCAGCTATGGCATATATTGCATTTGGTTCAATTCCGCCCATTGCTAGGCGGTTGAATTTAGGCCATCTTGTTGCTAAGGAGTTTACCTTCTTAGTTCTTCTGTCCTGGATGTAACCAACTATTTCATTTGTTGCAGTTGATATATGTCTGTATCCTAGTACTTTACTACTCGATTGCTGTACCATAAACTTCTCCCGCATGTTTTTTAATCTTTTTATCTTTCATAAATTCATCATATAATAACCATTCTTCAGACAATAGCCATTTTGCCATTCTCTTCATATATCCCAATGAATTCCCTCTCTTTCGAGTTTCGATTTCGAATTTAAGGCAATCCATTAAATGGTCATGTTTTGTTTTACTGTTTCCCACTATTTTATCGTAATATTTTCTGCAACGAGATATATCTCCTCGTAGATAATCTTTTAATCCATCATTTCTCAACACGGATGCCGGGTATGTTTCAAAGAATTCAGTAAAATAGTCTTTTACTTTAATTTTAGTCTTAAAGTTTTCAGTAATAATTAGTTTTGAAAAATCCTTTTCGTCAAAGGTTGATTCTTTCGTTAGTATATCCTTGTCTATCAGATTATTAATATCATCTTCATCTAATGGGATTACATCCAAAAGGGGTCTGATAGGAGTTTTACTCATTAATAAGCTGATTAATATAATCTGATTTACTGTAATTCCAAGGCGCTTTGCCTCTTCTAAATCTAGTTCTATCAGCATCGTTATTTACTTTTTAAGTTAAATGTGGTGTGATAAAGTTTGAGATATTCTGTTATTCTTTCATTAAAACATTTGTGAAAGCCTGCTCCATTTCTGGAGATAATTTCCCGTTGTGTTCTTTCATGAACTCAACTATCCTTATGATATGTTCTTTAGTCAAACTGCTAACCTTTCTTGTTATCGGCTCGTCTAATACTTTTTCATCTTTGTTGTACATTGAAGTCCAATATAAACATTCTTCTAGTGCAATTCCTTGTGACATTAAAATGTCTGGTTCTTCTGCGTGCCATATCATAATATCATTTGGCACTAATTGCATGTTTATAAGTACTTGACCTATTCGTTGGTCTGGATTTTCTTTCCAATATTCCGGAACAGTTGGTTTGATTGCATATGCAATTTTTTTATCGTAATAAATTTCTTTATCCAATTTCCATCTGTTGTATAACAGGTCATTCCAATCGACTTTCTTTAAAAAATCATCTATTCTTTCAATTGGTCTCATTTTTTCTTTTTCTTTTATATTCATAAAAAATGAATTTCTCTTC